GACGCTGCGACTTCGGCTGAGGCTAAAGTAGCTAACCAAACTGAACTCAATAACATTGTTGATTCTATTGAAAGAATAGCTGACAACACCAAGTTTGGTACTACTAAGCTTCTTAATGGAACCTTCACTGGTAAGAATTTCCAGATAGGCGGCAATGCTGGTGAAACCGTATCATTGGATATAACCGACATGCAAACCGCAAACCTCGGAACAGGTGGAGGCGGCGCGTTGGCTAACTTAGCCGCTGTCAAGGGGCTTGATTCAACCGCAGCCGACTACAACGATGTTCTCGGTGTTCTTGACGATGCTATCAACGATGTAACCACTCAGCGTGGCGCACTTGGAGCATTCCAAACAAACACACTCGAATCCAATCTCAACTCTCTCGTCGTAACGAAAGAGCAGCTAACCGCTTCTAAGAGCGTCATTGAAGACGCAGACATGGCGGAAGAGTCGGTTCAGTTGAACAAGCAGCTTGCTCAATACCAGCTTGCTCTTATGACTCTCCAGCAGAGTAACCAGCGCAGCGGACAGATACTTAGCCTCTTCGGCTGATAGTTTCCAGGGACGGAAACGAAAAACCCCAGGCTCATCACCTGGGGTTTCTTTTTATAGTGGCTTCAGCACTTTTACTGTTGTAGGTCGAACCGCAAACTTCTCGTTACCCTGAACTATCTTACGAATAACCGAATCGTCTTTATGACACATAAGCATGTCGCTCAGTCTGAACAGGTTATATACCCAATACCAATGGTTGGTGTCAAACCCTGAACTTTTGTCTATGAGAACATCAATCCAGGGTTTTGTCTTTGAGTAGTCGGGGTTTGTGACAAAGAACCCGCTATTGACACCCTTTACTTTTATTCCATTAGGAACGAATATATTATCGACTACAGCCGAACTTATCTTGTCGGCTTGATTGGTCCAGACATATAGACGGAAGCAGTTGCAATCCGAGATATACTGGAGTGCTTCTCTTGCCCATGGATAAAGGTTGTTCTGATGGTCTAAACAAACATCATAGAGTTCCAACCCAACTACAATGCGCTGGGTCTTATTATCCACGTTGGTCATGGTAGCTCTTCTTATATTCAAGAAGTTAGCCTTCCACATTTCCTCTATAGTCTTCTTATCTTCGGCGGTTGTCATACGCCGTTATTTATAGTTTTTACTTAGCCCCTCTATTCTGCTCACGCTTCTCTTTGCGGTCTTCACGGTGGTCAGCCCGCTTCTCCACCATTGACTTGTGGAATGCTTTTGCTTCGTCGGGTGTAACCTTCCCATCCTTGTTGACATCAGCCATATCGAATCGGGCTGCTGCTCTGGCTACCCATTCTTCCTTCGACAATGCCTTGTCACCATCGGTGTCAAATGGGCGGTGTGGAGCAACACCTTCAGCGGCGAATGCCAGCGAAGCGGTTGCGAGTAATGCTATGATAATCTTGTTCATGATTATCTCCTTTCTTACTCATAGTTATACTGATTTTTGCGATAATACGATGTAGGATATACCGCCAATATTATCAGTGTGACACACCGTATAGTCGCAAAATCCTACACCGTTGACTATACTAATACAACCTTATAATACAACCATGGATGATAAAGACCAATACATTGCCGAGCTTGAAAAAGCCAATCAACAGCTTCGAGAACACCTTGAAGACTATGAGGATAACTTTATCCGTAAGCTTGATAGTCTTGGTGTCGGCAAAAATATTGATATGCAGACATTCAGCAATATGATTACCATTTCTGAGTTTGTAGAATACCTCAATGGCTCAAAGGATTGGATACTGGTATCCACGCGTGGAAGCCATACTGGCGACAAGGAATATACATTTGAGTTTGATGGTAAAGCAGACAACGAGGCTTACCAGGGCAGGCGCATAACCTTTGTTGTTGCCAATCTGCCAGATAGTTCATATAACTTACAAAGAGCATTCCGATCCTTCAAGGATTTTTGGGATCTATGGATTTCTATGACTGCTGGCAAGAAGAATATATCTCTCCTATTGGATATCTTGGAATACAAGTATAATAGTGAGAGAGGCAAAGGAGCAAAGGATGTCACAAGAAAATGAGAAGGATTACGATTTAGACGCACTCTTGGAGAAAGAGAAAGATCCGGAGAAGCGTAGAGTTCTTGAATATCTCAAAGATGCCATGCTCTCCAAAGATGGTAAGAAGGCAAAGGTCATCAAAGAATTGGAAGAGCTTGACAAGAAGCTGAAAACTGGTTTGACGTTGATTCTTAACTTCTTCGCTGATAATGGTCAGTTCAATCAAACATTGCTGGAAGATGTAGCGGTGTTGATTATCAAGCGTTCCAAGATAGTAAAGAAGATAAAATGATGTTTGGAATATGTACATCAACGATGATTGCTCTTGCAATCGGATTGATTATAGGAGATATTCTCTCGTGAAAGAAGTCAAGCTCATTCTCGCATGTGATAGAAACGGTCTTATCGGCAACGGCTCCAAGATACCATGGCACTTCCCCGAAGACTTCAAACACTTTAAGGAATCCACAAACGGGCAAGTTGTAGCCATGGGGCGGAAGACATGGGATTCCCTTCCCCGTAAACCATTGGTAAATAGAGATAACTTCATATTGTCGAGAAATATGCGGCTCGACATGTTTGCATGTGAGATGCCGTCCGTAAGTTTATTTGCGAGTGTTGAAGATGCTTACTCATATTGGATGAGTAACTATTCCGATAAACACTTATTCATCATAGGTGGCGCTCAGATATACCATGAAGCTCTGTCGAAGCTACCGGTGGCGGAAGTTCTTCTGACTCTTGTAAATGGTGAGTATGAAGGTGACACTTACTTTGATATGGAATACCTCAAAGACGAGGTATGGAATGTTGAGACGCTAAAGAAAAACAATGACTTCGAAATACAACGCTGGAGGTTAGCAGGAATATGAATGTAGAAAACGACATGCCACAGGCGTTTATCATCGCTGAGACTAAGATCAACACTCAGTCTGTAGATTCTGCTGTTTCGGCTACCAACGATAAGAAATGGTCTGATGAAACAAAGAAGCGCAATCTCAACACAACCCTCACTGACATTGAGAAGATTCCAGAAACGATTGCGGAGCTAACAGGCAACTTCCAGAACACTAAGAACTTGTCAACCGAAGAATACAACAAGATAATAGTTTCTCATAGCAACAACCCGCTGTTCAAGCATATCACCGCAACAGTGTCGTTTGTCAACGTAAGTCGTGACTTCTGTTTCTTGTTCAGAGAGTTTACAGGCGGCTTGACAGTCGGTGATATGAACCGCACAGAGATAAGCTTTTGGGTTCCACCCGCAATCATGGTAGACGAGCAGATGGCTGTTCAATATGGAACTGTCATCAACGACCTTGGGCAGAAGATTGAGGCGCTGCGTAATCAAGCCTTCAAGAGCAAGCTTGATACTCCTGACAAGATAGTTCAGGCGTTTGATAGCCTGTATCCAGATTCAGTAGCAGTCAACGCTGTAGCGACTGGATCTATATTGGATTGGAAGAACTTCATTCTTATCAATGCTCAGTTCCATTCTCCCGACGAAGCGAGATACATATTCATGCACTTAGCCAGAACCATGAAGATGAAGTGGGCTACTCTGTTCTATGATGTTGTAGTTGAAGACACTGCTGGCAAACAGTATGGTCTTGATACGGTCAACTCAGCCCCCATGGCTTTCAAGGCTCTCAGATTAGCTATCAAGAAGGGCTAACAGTCAACAACAAACGATATGGTTCTTCCTGAGTGAGTGACACAGAACTTGTCACCCTTCTTTGGTATGTAGTTTATCTTCTTGACAACCTTACCGTTTATGGTAATACCGCCAGCTTCTATGGTCTTACGGGCTTCCTCACGGTTACTTATGATTTTTTCCCTTGACAGGAACCAGTCAAGCTCTTCTTTATCACGGTCGCACTCAAATTTACCCATAAGCCCTCCGTAAAACATTATACTTGAAAAATATAAAACAGCCCTACAATGGTGTTTATGAAATATGATCACATAGATGTTAGAGATACCGCCTTTATAGGCGACGTTCACGGGTGTCATACACTCCTTCTGGAACTGCTTGTCAAGTTGGAAGCCATGGGAATCAAGAAGTTGGTGTTTCTAGGCGATTTGGTAGACCGTGGACCCGACCCCTTCTCGGTGGTCGAAACGGTAAACAAACTCGTTGTAGAGGGCAAGGCACGGGCTGTCGTGGGCAACCATGATTGGAAGTACCTGCGGGTCTTCAACGGGAAGAACATTGAGCTAAAGAACGACCAGAAGGATACTCTTGAGGCTGTCGGTGAATACCGTATGGCTAAGTTCAAGGAAGCATACCTGAACATATACAAGGATATGGATGTCTTTCTACTTGACGCTGATAACAAGTTCATTATAAGCCACGCTGTAGCTATGCGCCCGAAGAAGGTCTATGACATCATCAACGACCCAACAAAAACGGTCGCCAAGTGGTTCTGGACCGGCTTCTTGTATGGCAAGTCGGATAATGAGCTTGATACCCGTGGATACCCTCGTAGGCTGCCAATCACATATCATCCACATGATGATCTTGACGGGTGGAATACGATAGTTGGTCACTACCATGCCAAGAACCTATTCCTTGAGAATGGCAACCCGCATGTTATGTGTGCTGACTACTGTGCCAGTGAGGGTGGGCATCTTGCCGCCATAGTAATCAATGATAAGCTGGAACACAACTTGGTATTCTCGGATTCGGTTCTATAAGAATATTCCTGAGTATCTTCTTGACTTTATATGGATGAGGGTGATTCTTCGTCAATATAAAGTCAAGGTATTTCTTGAAGGCAGCATTATCCTGTAGAGATTCAGGAGTCTTATAGTTTATGACTTCCTTGAGGGGTATAACTTCGTGTAAAAATGAATGGCACGTTATGCATATTCTCATGGTGGTATCTTCATTGCCACCCAAAGACCTGGGGTGCCAGTGGTGTGTAGTCATATGCTGACTAAACACATTTCTTTTACATACAGGGCAGTTATCAGTCTCTACCATTATGTGTGCCGAGTCGGCATGAGGAACTGTCGTGGTGTTCTTTTTCCATCTTGATTCTTCTAATAGCCGTATGGTCATCGGCAATAGCATCAGCCTCAAAGAATATAACGAATCGTGCGCCTCTGGTGCATTTCTCAGCATTCATTACAGCACCCATGGTCATGCAGTAATCCTGGCACAGAGATAGCCCAAGCCCATGTAGTTCTGTCTCATGCTGCTTAGTTGTCAACCCTGGCTTGAATATATCCTTCAGTTTATCTTCTGGAATACCCTTGCCATTGTCTTCATATACGAGAGCCTTCATATCTGGTATTCCACTTATTCTTATTCGAAGAGTATCAAGCATATCGCTATTGTGTTCTATACTGTTCTTTACAAGGTTGAGAATAACCTGCGATAGCAACATTGGAGCATGCTCACATGTAAACGTCAGACTCTCATTTGCGATGTGAAAGTTCTCTTCAGATACGTTCTCTTTTATGGAACGATCTGTTATGGTCAATCTGATCCACGACGATATTGTGTCGAGTAGATTGGAGTTTACATTGTTATATCTCTGAACCTTCTTGACATCCCTGGATAGAGTGTCAAGAATAACATTCATAGAATCGCATGCTTTGTATATATCGTCAAGCTTTTTACATACAACCGGTGATATTTCGACAGAACTTCTTGTCTTGGATGACATTCTGGCTATCTTGTTCTTTATTCCACCTATCCACGGTGATAGCTCGTGGTTCATTCCACTGATAACGTTTGATAGGTGATGAGTAATAGAAGCAGCTTCTTTTAGCTGGCGTTGCTTCTCATCGGCTATTCTTCTCTTGAGTTTTCCTTCGTATTCGTTCAGAAGAAGGTCGTATCGGAGTTTTCCCTCCTGAAGAAGTTCCCTATAATTTTTATTCTGCTTCTTTATGATGTATACACAAAACAAACAGCAAAAGAGAAGTGTTCCTGCTAACAAGAACACGCATATCATTCAGCGGATTCCAGAAGCTTGTCAAGTTTCTCCCAAATGACTTCACGCTTACTGGCTACTTCCCATTTGGAGAGTTTATCAAGGGTAGGCTGGTCAACACACCCTGTAAGGAACATAATGTTTCCAAGGTTGCCTTCATACTTCGTAACGAAGTGGATTCCCGTCTTGCCATTCTGGAGGATTACATCTATGATTGACGCATCAAAGTTCTTATGCTCTTCAATAAGCTTCTCGGCTTCGGCATACGTCTTCGCATAGAAGACGTTATGGTTCTCCTGAAGGTATTCTATGATATCAACTGAGAAGAATTGGTGGTCTTCAAGATAAAACACATTCAGCTTCATGATTATGGTCCCCCGAACAACGATGATATAACGGTGATGAGTTCTGGAATGATTGATACTATCTTTACTATGATAGCTCCTACTGCGGCTATTATAGCAGACTTATAGCTCAACCATCCGTTCTTCTTCTTGGTCTTGGAATGTAAAGCCTGTTCTAACTTTATATCATTCTCAAACTTTTGACGAGTTTCCTCTTCCTTCTTCTTGTTATAATCCCCGAGAAGGTGGTCAAACTGTTGGCTCATGGTTTCGAGTAGCTGTTTATAGCGAATAGACTGCTTCTCTTCGTCTGTGAACGAACGCAGTGTATCGTCAAGCTTATAGCGAATGTCTATAATGGTATTGGAAGCATCTTTCCATTTACCATTCCTTTCGCTGAATTCAGAGTGTTTCTTATTTGACATGATGCCTCTCCGTATTATTTATACAAACAAAAGCCCCCGGAAGAAATTCCGAGGGGCTTGTTTTTAGTTAAATTTTACTAAAGTTACTTCTCTTCTTTTTCCTCTTCCTCACCACCGAGGAATAGCTTCTTATCGTCTACAGGCTTCTCATCGCCTTCTTCTCCATCTTCTTCCTTCTCTTCTGGCTTCTCACCAGCTTCTTCGCCTTCTTCACTTTCTTCCTCTTCCTCACCTTCAGCATCACCTTCACCGTCTTCGTCTTCAGCATCGTCAGCGTCTACGGTAAGTTCATCTTCCTTGCCTTCCTCACCCTCTTCCCCAGCTTCAATTCCTGGGATTCCTACTGGAACTTCGCCAGCTTCTTCACCACTGCCAAGTAATGCTTCAAGTTCAGCTATGCGAGCTTCGAGGCTTGCAACCTGCCCAACAAGACCTTCGCCACCAACTGGTGCCATTGGTTCTGCACCAATAACAGCGTCGATAGCATCGCCAACTTGTGGTATTTCTTCGCCTGGGATTCCTGCCATGGCGGCATCGGGTTCAACCATGCCTTCAGCGCCCTCGTCGCCTTCTTCACCAGCGATTGCATCGCCAATTCCGTCAGCTATGGCACCAGCAGCGTCATCAATTCCATCTTCAGCGATTCCCTTGTTACCCTTGTTGAGCTTGTCTCCAAGGTTCATTCCCGTTGGGGTCTGACCACCATCTGGCTTGACGCCAGGGTTCTTCTTGCCCATCTCGGATGGGGTGACAATAGGTTCATGCTCTACGTTAGGAATGACATCATCTTCAGCGATTCCCTTGTTACCCCTGTTGATACTGGCTACTGGAGCCTTTGGAAGTGGCTTTGTAGCTGGCTTGCGCATCTCATCTGGATTGACGATTGCTTCGTTATCAGAATCAATGATATCGTCTTCAGCGACAACTTCACCTTCACCAGCCTGCATAACAAGCTCATGATACATGGTTGTCAAGTCTTCCATTTCAGCATTTCCTATGATTTTCTTAGCAGCTTTAGGCGAAATACCCTTGGCTACGAGAGCATCGAATATCTGCTGGATCTGCTCATCCTGACTTTCAAACATATCTTCAGCTTTTTCATCATCTAGGTGACGATTCTTCTGATCGTCTCCATGGTCATGCATATCTTCTGGTCGTGTATCGACTTCAGGTTCTCCATCCTCTTCACCAATCCCCATCAATGTATCCTGGGTCCCGTCAAACTTCTTGCCAGTTCTCTTCTCATGACCCTTTACCTGCTTATCCAATGCAATAGCTGCTTTGACTGGCATCTTGCCAGTTCCGCCGACCTGTTGAGCGCCCGTCTTATCCATCTTTGGAAGTGATACTAGCTCTTCAACCTTCTTTCCTCTACGCATGAACGATGCCATGACGGGTGAGAGTGGTCCGACCGGTCCCGCTGGAACTACTGGCGAGGTTATGCCTGCCTGTGGAACCTGGGCAGCAGCACCACACGAAGGATTTGATGGGTCTGCGGTCTGAGCAGTAGCAGTCAAGTCAATCAAATGCTCTGGTGTCAATGGTCCAGCAGCCCCGACTTCCTCTGCCTTGGCTACAACAGCATCAATGCTGCCAGCGTCAGCCGAGGTTGCCCAATTGAGCAAGTCTCTCAATAGGTCTGAATCGACCTGTATGGTTTTGCCCGAACCCTGAACGGTCGGATCGACCGAAGGGGCTGGCTCTGGATAAAGGGCTACTTCGCCCATCTCCACGAGCTTACCGCCCTTTTCGTATCCTTCCTCAATCTTGCTCTGAATGCGCTTCTTGAGGTCTGCTCTTGATGTGTTCATAAGTCTTCTCCCGTTTCTAAGAATCTATTTATCTGGTGTGCTATGTTAGCCTTGGCTCCTGGGTTCAATTCTACCTTGGTTTTTATTTTCCAAGCACCTTCTATACGCTTGGCGGTCCAGTAGTTGCCCAAGTAAGAGCCTACAGCATAGGTGTTACTAGCCGATTTGATCTTCACTTTTGTTCGACTCTGAATCAGAGTCTTCACCCTCCCCGGCTTCTGCATCAGCAGCGCCAAGCTCGGGGTCGAGTTCGTCAGTTCCGGTTTCTGTTCCAGCGGCAAGGAATTCGAGCCACTGTTCTGGTGTCATGGAGATAGCTTCTGGCGAAGCTTCCGATGCGCTACCTTCAACTTCAGCGCCAAGCTCTCCACCGAGGGCTTCTTCTCCACCCTCCGCACCCATCTCGTCTCCTGTTGGAATCTCTTCGACTCCATCAGCAGCGCCCATGTCTTCGCCTTCGTCTTCTCTCATGGAGCAAGACTCAATTCTAACTTCGTCAGCGATGTCTTGATCAACTGGCATTTCAGCGCCATCAAGTTCATCAGCCCCGAGTTCTCCACCAAGCTCTTCAGCCCCTTCAACTTCCTCTGGAACTGCGGCAATAGCAGCTTCAGCAGCAGCTACATCTTCAGCAGTGAAAGGAGCGGTAGGCTCAGTCTCAACGCAGATACGAATCTTTGCGGTTGGGAAGCGAGCCTTGATATCAGCAACGAGAGCAGCGGCATCATCGACAGGTGCTTCAGCGCCGAGGGCTGGGTCAACGGCTGGTTCTTCACCAGTCAATTCAGCGAACGCACCCGAATCTCCTGCAAGGGTAGGATCGGCTGCTGGGTCTTGAATTGGAGCTTCGATTGGAAGACCAGCTTCAGACATATACTTTCTGAAGTGCGAGAAGAGCTTGCTTTCCTTAGCCTGCTTCTTCAATCTCTCTGGCTGGGCAACAGGTGAGCCAACGCGAGCGTCGGGGCAGGTTCCCTTAGCAGCACCAACCGAGGTTGATGTTGTTGATCCATTAGAAGCGCCTGCTGCGGCTGCATTACCAGCGACATCTTCGGTAGCTTTGGCTGTGTTCTTTTTCCATGTTGATGGACCGCCATACAGTGTCTTCCCAGGTACTCCCTTACCAACCTTTGATAGCTTACCATCTGAGCGGAGAGCCATGCTCTTACGCTTTTCAGTAGCCTTCTTCTTGAGGAACGAAGGCTTCTTGTCATCCTTCTTATCTTCCTTCTTTTCCTGTTCAGGTGTTTCAGCATCTTCATGCTTCTTTGTCTCACCCTTCTCAGGTGTCTTACCATCGGTCTTCTTGCCGAACTGGTGAGCCTTGAGAGCATCGGGGAGCTTGCGCTTCTCTTCAAGCTTCTCAGCCTTGGTGGAGTTGATGTTCAGTTCAGTGTCTTCGGAATTCCATGATTCCTGAAGTTTTTGCCACTGCTTGCGGAAGTCTCTTGAATCCATAATTTTATCCCCTTGCTCCTTGTATTTATAATAGGAGAAGCATGCTTTTTAGTATTATACTTCTGATATGTTATAATCTTGACATGGATAAGAAGAAATTAGACTATTTTGACTCCACAACCCCCGAGCTTCTGAAGGGGCTATGGCATATAGACCTCATATATAATGGCAAGGTCTATGGAACTTTGTTTGCCGAAACCGAGGTATTAGCCAAGAAGTTTGCTCGGCGTTGGGTTGACGAGCGCAGATTACCCGATTTCTCGTGAGTCAACCAACTCGGTCTTATTACCCTTTACAATAACAAACTTGTTCATGCGCTGATTCTTGAGTGGCATACCTACACAATCCAGAACCAATAGTCTATCCATACCCTCTTTACAGGTATTCTTATAGTAGTCTATCCAGTCTTCAACGACCGGAAGATACAACACAACGTTTTCAGGGTTTAGACGCTTCTGGCAGAGAACACCTTTCTTCTTCTCGAAGCGTTCCTTGGTCAATGAACACAGGTGGTATCCGTTGACATCATACGATTCCTTGACTGATTTCTCGTTCCAGTAGACCCAATCATGGTTCTTCAGGTAGGTCTGTGACTGCTTCTGAAGCTGATCGAATAGGTTGGAATCCATCTTAGCAGTGTCAAGCGACTCCTTGATGTCTCTACGATACCCTTCATAAACATACAATCCAAGCTCTCTGAGAAACTTTATATCCGATTCGTTGAGAGCAACAATGTTCTTGAAGGCACTTGATTCATTCAGGTGCATTCTGGTCATCATGGTGCGTATCTTGTCTGTCATATAGTCTCCGATGTATTCGTAGAAGCTTTCTTAGCTGCTCTACGATCTTTGTCTTTCTGTCTTCTCATCTCTTTCCTCTTCAACTCCAACTCCGCTCTTTCCTTCTGACCCTTTTCCCAATAGTAATCCATTCTGTCTTTTTGGTCGCCAAGAGCCATAAGACCAGTCTTTTCCCTTATCTCCTTGGCATTACCCCATATAACATCATACATGGCGGTTTTTATGTCGGCATCTTTCTCAGCGTCAGACTTCTCCGGTGGTTGATATGAGCTAAACGAATCCCTTCTATACCCAGCATCAGTTCCAGCCGATACCGTCAATATACCTATTATACGATTTCTTCCAGTCATTTCAACATCATAAGGTAATCTCATAGCAGTGGAATCGGTTCGCTTAAATCCCTTATATGAGTCTGAAACCTTTTTCAATAATGCGTGATACTTATCCGATACAAGCTTTCGTTTAGCATTATCAAACTTGAAGTAATATGATTTATTATCAAGTATGAAATAAAATAGTAGCTCAATGACTTCTTCCGTCTTATCCGGAACCTTGGTATTACCTTTGGATAGGAAGTTATGAAACTCTTTCCTGAATACATCAGCTTTTGACTCACACCAACGCCCAAGGTCATCTATGCTCATTTTGGGCTTTATAGTGGAGGGGTCGAGTATGTCTGATAAATTATTAGACTCTTTATGAATAAACTTCCAGACGAAACCTTTTATGTCATACTGCGGGTCGGAGAGAGCGGTCTTTTCAGTAAACTCAATAACAACCAACCCGCTTGACAGTTCACCGCCATACCATCTTATAGCCTTGGCAACATCCAACTCCACATATACAGAATCCTTGAGTGATACTATTCCCCTGTCATGCGTCCAGCGTGCGTTCTTTGGATTAGCCTTTATAACCCCATCTCTCTTTATATCGTGGGCATTACCAAATGTCGTGGCGTGATACCCTATAAGTTGTGGCGTCTTGGCTTCATCCAGTTGACTTAGGAATTGAGAGAACTTCATATTCCTTATTTATCAACGAACGACTTTCTCCATGTCAGCCAGCCACTTCTCCGATAGGTGCCGGGGCTTCATGGTGTTGACGAAATGCTTGCGCCACATGACAACAAACTCGAATATATCGTCAACTGCTTCAATAATCACCTTGGCAGGCGAAGCCGACTCAACCTTGTAGTTGACATCAACGATAAGGTCTGGTAGGTCATCCCACCATATATCCTCATCCTTGAAGTAGCTTCTGACTTGGTTGAGCAATGCTGCCCTACGAGAGTCTGGAATCTTGTCGCCAGTCTTGATTAGAGTCGAAATGACGCCAGCAATCTCCTTAGCCAAGGCAATGTCTTCATTTGGCTTATTTGTGTGTGGTTGGGCATTGTATTGGATCTGAAGACGCTTGTTGAGCTTCACAGCCTCCTGCTCGTATTCCTCATGGTGCTTCATACACACAGGAAGTATATCGAATGACGTGTGCGACTTCAAGTGTTCTGGAAACTGCTTACGATACTGGTAAGGAACAACATGATGCAGTGTCAAGTCTTCTTCACAGCCACATACAACACAGCGGTTCTCCCTTGCTTCGGCATAGTATTCCGACGCTCCAGCATTCCCCTTGCCCTTTGGCTCGAAGTTGAGTTTGATGGTCAGTTCATCGACCTGTGTAGCCAGATTCTTTTTCAGATACCATCTGACCTTCTTGGCATCTGTGCGACACATCAACGTGCCGTCAGGATGTAGGATTGAGTAGTTTCCGTAAACAATGTCTTGCTTGGTGTGTAAGTGTGCCATATTAGAGTCCGTCAGGTGGTTTGCTTATAATCTTATGAAGAACGTAGAGTATTGCAAGCCCAATGATGGTAAGCCATATACACCAGTATATTCCAATGGTCACTTCACACCATCATTTTTGTCGTTGACAACCTCAAGGTGGTTTTGTATGACAAGGTTACGGTAATCATCCCACCAGTACGGCTCGTTGGTCTTCCACTTGGCGAAACGAAACTTGGCACCAGCATAGTAGAGTCGGTACGAATGAACAACATCGTCATTACGGAACTGGTCAGGCATGGCAAGACGAAGTGGAGTTGATGGGAGATTGTGAATACAATTCTCAAACTCACCAGCCTTGCGAATAAGTTTCTCGCACTTGTGAACCTTGCCATACCTGCGAGTATATTCATCACAGAGAGCGATTCCGTGCGCTACAAGCCACTTGAAGTTGAAACGTGACTCGCACACCCACAGACAGCTTGGGTGCTTAGGATTGAACGGCTTGTAGAGCCAATCGGCTTGTAGCGAGTATTGACGAAGTGCGGTGTGAAGCAGTTGCGCTGACTCCAAAGGCATCTTGACAACATGCTTATCAATAGCCATGCGAGCGGCAAGGTCAGGGTCATTATCAAGACGGAATATATTCATGACTTAGATTGTAAGGCAACAATAGCCTTGTCAAGAGCGGTCTTTTGATCGTCTGTCAACGTCTGTGCGGCGGCAGTAGCTTCGACTAACTGTTGAAGTGCCTGTGTGATACGCTGGTTGGTTGCGATAAGCTTCTTGTTCTTTCTCGCAATCTCAAACACGTTCTCAATAGATTGTAAACCGTTCATCGGATTCTCCTTGGCGTAACCACCTATATCTTACCTCGGCATTTTGTAAGTCAAGGGGCTTCTTACTATTTTCACTTATCGTCATCCTCATCAAAGTCGAGCGAGTTGAGCAAGTCATCGTCACTGTTTTTAGCTACAGCTTTCTTGACAGGGGCTACAATACTGCTAACATCAATGTCTTCATCATCCCACGACGAAGGCTTGGAAACCTGAACAGGAGCCGAATACCCTGGTCCCGGTCCTTTCTTTATTACAGGAGCATGCTGACCCCAAACCGTGGCTGTGGGTTGCGGCATTGGCATAACAGGAACACTCGCGGCTGGAACCATTGGAACGCCAGGAGCGTGCGACATTGCTATTGGGAATGTGAAGAAGTCTGGATTATTGTCAGGAAGCACATTGCCAAAGTCGTCATAGTTTGGCTTTGAGTGGTCATACTTAGCTCTCTCAACTTCCTCAACCATATCCTTGCCTTCCTTGACAGGATAGTGAGGACCGGCAACATTGAACTCGTCAATCCACTCAATAACCGAAGAAGCGTCGAACGCAGCATCCAGAAGCGAGTTGCTTTCCTCTACTCGGGTTCCAGTTGGGTAGCGAATCTTGTTGTATAGGTGGTGAATAACCGGATCTTGGAAGCCTTTCTTCAGGTCTTCAACGAACTGGCGGAACGTCTTGTAGTTGCGGTTGGTGAATACCGCAGCCATCTTGAGCAGTTCACGGGGAGCCATGGTATATCCACGCTCCTTATACTTGTCAATGCGGAAGAAGCTGCCAATGATGTTCTGACTTTCGGAGTTGAACACCAGACGCTTGCGTGCGCAGTCTTGGAAGAAACGCTCACCGAATATGAACTTCTCTTCACGAATGTCGTAAGCAGCCTGACATACGGTAAAGTCGAATCTCTGAACAACCTCTTCAGGCTCTCCACTGTTTACATCGGGACGAACAATCTGAATAATCATGTTGCCCATCTCAACATCCTTGCGGAAGAACGACATTCCATACCCACACGCTTCAGGGTTCATCTTGTTATTATGGTCAATCTTGAAGGTAACTGCCTTGTCAGTATCACATACCTTACACATGTGACGGAACTTCCTTTCCTCACATACAGTAAGGAACTTCTTAGCCTTCTCATATTCCACATGATTGCGGAAGAAGATGTCGATGTCGTTGATCGGTTGACCAGTAAAAATAGAAGTTATGCAGCCACCAGCTATAAAGGCTCCGACTGTAGTCAAATACTTGTATATCTCTGGATCCATTGCCCAGCGAATAACCTCACGTTCACGCCTGTAGTCGCCCATTGGGGAGTCTCCTTTTCAAGATTCTACCCGATGGGCTATACTAATCAATCAGCGTCTTCAGTACATATCTTTTTTATCATCGTCTCAAGTTCTTTGACAACGATGGGGTCGTTCTTCTCGACTCCATTTTCCTTTGCATACTGGAGGAAGTTCTTTATATAACGAACACCAATCTTGCTCGTTTCTTCTTCCATCAGCTTTGGATTCTTTCTATACTTTGAGTTTTCATTATGCATGGCTGTCGTTTCAAGCTGCATGCGATGAATACCACTTGACAAAGAGTATAGATGCTGAAGAGACTCAAACAACACATTCTTGAATCGTATTTCTCTTTCTTTGTAGTAGGCATCTATATCGGCTAATAAGGCTTCTTTTTCCTCCAGCTTTTCCTTTAGGGTTTCGTTGACGAACTCAAGTTCTCGTTCATAGCTATTTGCCATGTCAACTCTCCTTCTAATTGTCTAAGAACTCACTATTACATTAACATAATGTATTTATCTTTCTTCTTTAGACAAATAGTTAAAAATTTGACTCCTTCAGATAATGATTCATGGCATCTACTTTGAGACTAAAATCATTAAATGTTCCCCAAGGAAAATGTAATATAAAACATTTATCTTTATTATTTTTATAATGATTAATAAACATTTGAATCCAACATGATTTAAGTTTTATTTTGGAAGATTTGACGGCGAAATTAAAAGCATCCTGTTCCCAGCAATCTCCGGGTTTTTTACCCCTTTGAAATGATTTGTCTATCAAGTCACAACATGTATTACCTTTTACCAACCACGCTCCTGAGTTAAATCTGCCCAATTTACCCATAACATAAATATCACTCTCATCTATGAAAGACTCTAATTTAATATTATTCATTATAATTACATCAACATCAGTATAAAAAATGTAATCATAATGGCAAAGTTTCTCAAGTAATACTATGCGCTGCCATGCTGCATGATCCTGTGTAGTCGGAAGAGATTTCAATCTATTATCATCGACCATACCTTCGTATAAATGAAAATCGTAACCGTTAATTTCGCAGTATTTTTTAATCTGCGGAACGGATATATTAGCAATTTCTCGATAATCTTCAGTATATGTGGTAAACACCGCTATTTTCATAGGTTTATGAGTCATTCACAAAGACCTTATTCATCTTTTTCTTGATACCAAGCGCAGCCATAACTATGATGACGAGAACGAGGTCTTGCTTCTCAAACGCATGACCTATCCATTGTAATAGTTCTTCGGTGTTAGTCTGCTGAAGAGCTTCCATGTCTTCTTTACTCAGCACTTCACCGATTCGGTCATCAACAACACCCTTGAGGTTGGATGCGTATTTCTGCGCTGTCTTGAGTATTCCTTCTTCGCTGATATCATCGTTATCCATGGCTCTTGACAGAACCTTGTAGTAGAATGCCTTCGACGGATTCTTGCCTGCAAGAGCAGCGGACGAAGCATCAACAGCGTCACTACTGTCGTGGAATATCCTATCGTCTGAGCCGACATAACTGATTACATCAGAGAGAAGCGAGTCAACAACATCTTCAGTTTCTTGACGCATAGCGTTTGCTGTTATTCCAACTTCTCGTGAGCCTTCATCTATTCCGTGAACAGATTCTTCTTTCTTCTTGCTCAACTTCTTATAGAAGCTATCAACAGCGGAACGTAGGTTATTCTTACGCTTCAACATCCCACCGATTATTCCTTCTATATCATCCTGAATCTCGTTTGAGGTCAAGCCCTTCCAGTAGGTCTTGTTTCCTGGCTTACCCTTCTCAGCAGACTTCATGGCTATGAGATACTTGTCACGGAACGCTTCAATGTATCCAGACATGGCATCCTTGAACTCTTCATCAGACATGGCTTCCGCTCTCTGTATGATGTCTTCAACCGCTTCACGACTGACCTGTATCTTGCCATCTCTGGCAGCCTTGAAGAACTCAGCATAAACAGACTTGGCACCAATAGGTGTCTCAACTCTATCAAGCTCATCTTCAGCCATTCCTGGCTTTGTTGCTCTGAGAACCTTTGACATGTAACGTAGCGACTGCCCACGGTCTATACCGATAAGCTTCCCACCTACACGAATGGTTGTCTCTTTGTGTGAGTCGAGGTTCGATACAAGGTAATCAACCACATGAAGACGCTGTATGGTCTTCACATCTTCAGGTGATAACGAAGCGGTCCAGTCATCTTTCTCATCATAACCAAATGTATTTGGCTTTGCGTCAGCAAGGAACGGCATAACTACTCCAAGCGTTCCCTTCTCAACCCCGTCAATGTCAAACGGAAATGGCATCTTAGCCATTGGAATGTATTCACCCTGGTTGAGAACCTTGGATGCTATCTTAGTGCCGAAGTCTTCAGCGTTTGGTGCTGTGAATGCCTTGTCTGCTGATGTAGCTGCTCTTGGCTTTCCAGTCTTGGAGAGAAGCCCCATCTTGCGCTGACCAGACTTCCATAGGTATCTATGACCATTCTTCTTCGACTTGAAGAAGTGCTTATCATACGCTCCACCTATGTTGGCTTGACCATCATAGTCGAAGCCAGCAGCTAATACGGAATCAATAGGTTCCTGCCACCATGTCATATTATACGTTCCCCTGACTCATCTTTATAGCATTCATTCCCAACTCTATTCTTTTATTTCCAAACAAAGCATTATTAGGACGAACCTCATTTATAAAAATTCCAACATTATCCGCATCTTCTCTATTCGGTTGTGGGTTTCTACCATACACCTTTACAAATCTACTAATACCATGTGATACTACTTCAGGAGTTAAAGCCGGACCATTCAAGCGTTCATTCTCTATGTCTGCAAGTTGTCTACCGGCATTTGATGCGGCTAGTTGTGCGCCTGCGTTGAATGCAAACATCGGGGGCATCATACCTTCCTCCAGCTTCTTCCAGTTCTCTTCGAGTTTCTTGTATGTCTTGTCGTTTTTCATATATTATCTCCGTTTCCTTACTTAGATTTTTTCTCTATAAACTTCTTCATAATTGCTATCACTGATGACATGAAGTGAGAACTTTACTTTAAATTCGTATTCTTTTTTCCACTTTGGTTTTTCTATTCCTTTTTGTTCGGTAAGCGAAATATGTGGCTTGTATGTAGGATACTCCGATTTTGGGTATCCATTATCAACAAGCCAATTGTCTATTTTTTCAAACCATTCATGTAAATCTTTTCCTTCCAGTTCTACAACTAAAGTATCATTTTCCTTTCCGTATATTCCAAATCCATTAGTCTTTCCTTCTATAATCGGCAAATCTATTTCCTTTAAGTAACTAACCAATGGCTGGTAGTCGGTAAAGTTTTTTATATATCTAACTGTAGCATGAAACTTTCCAGATTCAATAAGTTCACCGCCGAGTTGCAAATCTTTCTGCATCTGAATGAATTTTTCTTCGTCTTTTACATCAATATATAACATATAACAAAAAGACGCGTCGCCTTTCTTTTCAAGGATTATATTACTCTTCGTACATTGAAGTCTTTGCCACTTTTCTCGAAGTATCTTATATGTTTCATCCCTTATCATATCTTTATCCCCATGTCTCTGAAGTCATCTGTTCCGTCGTATAACTTGACTATCTTCTTCACGCTGCTCTTGTTGACGATTGCTCCACTGTCAACGTCAATAGAATAATACCAAAATGAAGAGCCTAAGTCAACACTACTCTTATCGTATGGATTGAACTCAATAGCTCCAACCTTATCAGTATAGAGCTTCTTCCAGTTGATTGCCTTATCCTTCACTTGTTCCGGATTAACAATATACTTCTTCTGGAATGCTGCGATGTTCTTAGGTGTTATCATAAGTGGCTTATCTATCTCAATGGCATATGTAAAAGGAGACAGCCATTGAGGCATCTCACTCTGCATCCACTCTATCCACGACAATCCAATAGCATACCATTGATACTTACCACCCGATACATCTATGATTTCTTTGGCTGACTTGATGTTCTGGCGGGTGTTGATGAGTCTAACGGAGTCAGCATCTATTCCCATTCTACGGGCAGCTTCTCTAACTCCGCTGATATGGTTCATGAATAGCGAGTCTCTATCTCCACCAGACTCTTCATCATCCCACGACTCAGCCAATCTATCAATACTTTCACGAGACACCATGCGAACATGAATCCCCGGAATCTGTTTGGCGAGGGCTATGTTCTTCTCATCGTCATCGAAAAAAGTTATTCGTCCCTTATGCATAGAACGAATCTTTTCAAGTATCTGTTTCTTACCTTCAGCTATAGTTGGAGCGTCAGTATCACCCGACGAGAAGAACCCGTCAATCATCACACCTAAACTTGAGAGTTTTTGTGTAATAGCGTTTTTTATGGAAGAGTTTCTTGCAGTTAGAATGTAGAGTTTTGCGTTGCTGGATCCACTTCTTGCTGCTTTGGATATATTTTGAGCTACTTTTAAATATTTGGTTGGTTTTGCTGTTCTCAGGAATAACTCTGGATCTTCAAACTGAGAGAAGTCCATCTTATCATCTGGATGTTTTTGATAAGTGTTGAATTGAGAAGGTGTCAACTCAATAGCTTCCCCTTCCGCCTTGTAAACAACAACTTTAGCATCGGAAGTGAACAAAGTATCGTCCAAATCCATAACATACGCGTTTTCTCTAAATGATTCGAAGAACGACTTAAACTTCATCACTTCCCTCCCACTTATCACTCTTTGTTAAATTATCTTCAGCCCATAGAGGCTGAAGATTTTTAAAGTTGAAGCATTCTTTTTGTTCAGATTCTTTAGTCATATCAAATAATACGCATGGTTTTATATGATCAATATGCCATTCTTTACCATAGTTTTCCCAAGACATACCTTCTTTAAATAAAGATTCCAGATATTTTCTACACGCTGGTACACTACATCCTATCAATTCCACAGTTCTACTGCGCTTGCGATTGTTTTTTATAGCTCTCTGTATTCTACTGCGTAGACATTTTAATAACCTAAAATCAACATCTTCTTTTATTCTCTTGTTTATTCTATCTTTTCTCTTCTTTACTCTCTCTGAAGTTGAATTCCTAATTTTTACCTCTTCTTTATGGTTATGATAGTAATTTCTGGCAACTTCTCTTCTTCTCTCTTGATTATTTTCTAACCACTTCTTTTTGCGTAATATATCTTTATCCACATTTATTGTTTCCTTGCGACACTCCTTACATCTTGATTGGAGTCCAAACGAAGTAGATTTACTTTTATGATAACATTCGTCTGGAAGATTATTTTTGCATCTTGAACACACCTTCATGACTCAACTTCCTTCTCCATCTTGTTTAGTTTGGTGTAATAGTCTTTGATTTCATAGATATGGTCACATGTTATGTTATGTGCTATATCTTTATCGTCAGTATGCTCCATCTCAACCTTGATACCAATATCATACTGCTTCTGGATTTCCTCAACAGGAACCTTATGGTGCTTTGCTATATCAGCGACACTCTTTGAGTCAGCCTCTCCACCGGGTAGAGCATCCTCGCAAAGTCTTGTATATAATACCTTGAGTCTGTCTAAGGTCTTATCCATGATACTTTATCCTTACAGAGTTATTTCTTTGGTTCCTGGCTTGGCGAAGAAGTTATCCTTCACCATAACAGTTATGACTTTGAGGTTTAGGCTGCTGGTTCCAGTTCTTTCCAGAGCGCACACCATATTTATGGTTGGTGCTGGTGGTTGGCGTCTCTTGATGACCAACTCCTGACCAGCGTCAAGCTGATTGCCGAGAATCATGGCAATGAGCTTTGGTATGGCTTTGTTGGCAATACGCATGATAGCTTCATCGTCTACTACCTGCCCGGTAATATCGCTTCCACCCTTCTCATCACCCGACACATGGCGGAACTGGCGTTCAGCAGCGTGTCTCGACTTCTCAATAACGACATTGATGGTCAATGGAACCTGACCAATAACTCCAGGCTCACCTTCACGTTCTATGATAGAACTCCAAGCCTTCTCAAGCAGTCTGTCTTTGAGCCACTTCATAGATCAACGCCCTTCTTACTTCCCTGTGGTGTCTTTACATCATGACCAATCTTACTACTGATGGTGTCTGAAGAACTTCCAGACTTGCCCTGTTGCTCGCCAGGAGCGTAGTAGTCTGCCAAATATGCTCCACCCTTGGCTTCAAGAGTCTTTACAATCTCTTGACCCTTTGGATTCATTATCTTTGGATTCTCTACCTTACGACCAAACTTCTGCAATCCAGCAACGAATGCCTGACCTTCGGGTGCCAACTGAACTTCAGAGGTTGGCTTTCCTGTTATGTCAGTTCCAGCCTTCTTGACAGCCTTTCCAGCGGCATCCTTGGCTCTCCAATCCTGCGAGTTGTTGGCGTAGAAGAAGTTCTCTCCAAATGCCTGTGCAAACGTATCTTTGTTTGCCTTTACTTCCGCATTGACCTTGCGAACCAGATCCTCTGGAACGCTTCGAGTTCTGGTTGCGTTTCTCTGAACAGCAGTTTCAACATCAGTATCAACGAATATCATGTAGGTGTCATATCCAAGCTCTTCAAGCATCTGCTTGACCTTGAGAGTGGATCCCGCATGCTTACAGGTTCCATCAAGAATGACAGGAAGCATACCGTTGAGCCAGTTGAGGTTGCGTAGCTTCTGAAGCCCCTTGCCAACATTGCGAACATTCTGCTGCATGCCAAATGTAACAGGGTCATCCTTCTGAGCTACCTTGAGTGGAAGGTATGCCTGAACCAATCCACGAACAAACATATGGTCGGAATTAACTACCTTCCACTTACCACCACCTTGGTACATCTCGTTACCACCCTCATCGGTTCCAAGGGCTGCGTCGGGGAATGCCTTCTCAATGACAAACGACTTGCCAGAGCCAGGACCACCAGCCATGAACACAGCCTTGAACTTGAGCTTATCGTAAACGCTCTCGTTTATCATGCCGAGTGATTCGAGTATTCTATTTCGTATTTCCGATGACATTGGAGTTCTCCTTCAATGTCTATATTTATAATATTGAGTTATACTCTGGAACGGTAAAACATTCCCTTATGAACTTCATATTATCGTCAAGAGTCATTCCAAACTCTTTTTGGTATCCTTTTTGGTGTTTATCGTATTCTTCTTGGTATTTGTCGTTATGTTCTGCTGGCACACTGCCCAAGTTTTTAGTAGCATTCCTATCCAATCCCATGAGCGTGTCAACCATGGCAGCCTTGGTCCAGTAACGGTAATCGTCTGTCTCAGTCTTCATGTCTATATAAGACTTACGCATGAGGTCAATAATCCTACGCATGTGCAGGTGGCTCAGAGCCATCTCCTGAAGCTTCGCCTGAGTATCCTCAAGCTTCTTCTGGAGGGCTTCATGAGAATCCTCAAGCTGCTTGGTATATTCTTTATTTGCCACTGACAGCACCCCATACAACCTTGTCACCATCCTGCTTGACAGGTGCGATGACAATGTTCGTATCTATACCCTTCTCTTTCAACGGGGTGTGGGGATCCGGTATACCACCTATCTGCATAGTGAGCGCCCATCCAGTTCTTTCACCACCTTCACCGGTTGTCTGCTTGACGCCACACGCGTTCATCATGCCAGCTACTTCGTTATACTCCTTGACAAGCTTATTATGTGTTTCCACAAGCTCATCATTGACATTCCTCAAGTTTTCTATAATAGCTGCCTGCTTGGCATTCGTCTCTTCGAGTTGTTTGATGTATTCGTCGTTCATGGCATACCAACCTTCTTGTCATTTCTTGCTATAAGACCTACAGTTTCCAACATACGGAAGTATCCGTTAGCGTATCTAATCTGTTTATCACTTAGAAGACCACCACGCTTGTCGCTGGATTCAGATCCCAAGGTAACTGGATATGCAACCCAATCATCGAACCAGCCTTGCATTTCTTTATATTCCCAACTCTTGAATATCCACCCAACCTGTATCTTCATCTTGATGATGAGAAGCCCGTTATACTTGTTGCGATCCGCCTTGACAAGCTTGCATATGACCTTGTTATCGACATTGGTAACAACCAACGACATGTCTTCGCTTATCTGATGGATATTGCGAATACCTCTTACGTCGGTTGGCGGAGCTTCCTCAATAGCCTTCTCTTCCAGCTTCTTCTTGAGAGCTTCGACTTCTTGTTCAAGCTGCTTGATGTAGTCTTCTTGGCTCATCGGATTGCTCTCAACGCTGTGGTTTTCGCCTCGTCAATACTCTCATAGTACCCACGCCTACCGTGGAGGCGTCCGAACTCATACCCGCTGAACTTCTTTGTATCTATGCGGTGAAGGTGATATGCCATCCAACGCCCGTCTTTGTGAACGACATAGGCAAGCACAACACCCAACACCCGTAGGTCAGACCTAATAATAGTCTTCTTCTTATCGTTGTCAACATGCCTGTCAACCCAATGACCGTATCGAACATCTTTATCAAAATGAGTAGTTAGAACCTCAACGGTTTCCTCAAGCTGCTTGACGTATTCGGTGTCTATAGTAGATTCAGCCATATAGTTTTAGCTCATTGAATAGGAGTGACTTTGAGTGGATAACTGGCTTGAATATAACAGCTATTTCCATGTTGTCAACGCTACTCTCCGTTATAACAATCTTCTCTTCCTTCCAGTTCTTTATGGCTTCCCACTGTGCGTAACTTTCGGCTTGACACACAACCTTATAAAATGGTCCGAAGTTACCACCAACCCAATCCTTGACAATCTGTTCATCCTTCCATTTGAGATACGCTGCGAGAACCCCATGCCCAACACCAATACAGGCGAGGGCTGGGCTTATTCCGTGGCGTAAGACAATGTATTGCTTTATCTTCATATTGCATCCAATGATACCAGTCTTCCATTGTTGTCTTCCATGCTCTTAGTCATACCGGGAAGGTACTTTAGTGTATTATAGATTCCCATAAACTTCTTATCGGTACACTGAACCTTCGTTTGTATTACACCTTTTTTATTCTTGGCAAGCCGAACCTGTGCAAAGATAACCTTGAAGAATCTTGTATTATGTTCTACCGCATCCAGATACATTTCTACTGTGGTGTGAACACTAAACGCAATGGATTCTATATTCTTGAATTCCTTTTTTTCACGAAGAACACTATAGGCATGCCCATATGTTTTCAGTATATCCGTATTCAGGTCGGTAATAGCATTTCGCACATCAGACTTGTCACCTATATGAGCATAACTCATTTTGTCGTTTGAGCATACTGCCAGTATTTCATTTACACTCAGATACTTCTTCTCAGCCTTGCTGAGTCTGGTGATGTTGGTTCCCTCGTGGAATATGGTTTTGTTTATTTTACGCTTCCATGTCTTGACCACAGCCCAATTCGTATTGGCTCTTCTTGTCTGAAGACTCTCAAGCCATTCAATACGATCCGATAGCCGCTCTGCCTCGCACTTGAAGTGCCAGTTATCAGATTCAAGCTGTTTTATGTAATCAGAATGGGGCATTATCTTCCTCCACACGTCTTAGACGGTCACGCAGGATGTTTATGGTAGCATCTCTATCCACTACCATCTTTCGCAATGAATCCCCGACACCCTTTTCAGCAGCATAAAGTCTTTCAACCTCGCCACACTTCTTGGATTGTCTCTCCAACTCATTTCGCAACGCTGTATTCTCAGCTTCTACACGGGCGCAGTAATCATTTTCTTCCACGGCTCTTCGCTTTCTTGGTGTATTTGGCAACCTCCTTCTTGGTAGGCTTCCTCACCAGTCTTCCACACTCATCCAGATTTGGCTTTACAATAGACTTCACTATCTCTTCTGTATATTCGTCAGCAGCCTTGTTCATGTCTTCGGCAACGCCATTCACAAGAACATCAGACAGGTCTTGGGTATTTACGAAGTCATTCATGAAGTTGGTTGTCCACCTTACGCTCATCGGCATGCTTCTCGACGTGGAGGTAACAAACTGCGAGGTTATATGAAGGTCGATTTCAGGTCTTCCCTCCCATTCTTGCTTCTTCTCATTCCATGTCTCCTTATGCTCGTAATTTACGGGGTTGAAGCCCATCTCAGCGTTTACCGTCTCCACTTCTTTCATCTTCGTCACATATCTGACGGTGGTGCGCGTATCGCCATTTTCGTTCTTGAACGATATATGGTCAAACACTTCGTAGTGTGTTTGTGTAACATGGTCAGTTTCACTCTTAGAGCAATAGATATACACGGGTCTTTCTAAGAAGACCTCGTGGTTTATCTCAGACTTCTCCAGCTTCTCCGTAAGCTGTCGGTTAGTCTCTTCAAGCTGCTTGATGTATTCTTCTTGGTTCATATGGTATCGACCCCGAATACAATACGGTTGACATACTTCTTACAAGTATCAAAGTCAGGCTGCCATTCAAGTTCCTTTCCGAATATATAAGGAACGCATCTATTATCACCCGTAAATTTCACGACACATATAATTTCCTTTTCAATAGTAGCATTAGCCCACCGTGAACGCTGCTTAGGTGTTCCCCCTTTATAACCCAACACTTTCTTTTTATACATCTCACTAACCGGATTCCCCTGGAGTTGGAGAACCCACTGCTTACCATTTCCCCTCCCAGGAATAATCTCTTGACACCACATCGGCTTGAAGTATGAAACTTCTTCAAGCTTCTTATGGAGCGATTCGATAGTGTCTTCAAGCTGCTGAGTGTATTCATTCTGCATTGAAGTGTTCTTTCATTAGCTTGTCAATCTCAGCCTCATCAATACCAAGTGACTTGGCTATGGTTTTATAAGAGAATACTCCATGCATGTTTTGGAAGTCTTGTAAAGCTTCCGGAGATATTCCAGCATATTTTGCAGGAACCCCAATCGGCTGCGCGTATTTCTCAATATCAATCTCTCGTATTCTTTCTCTAAGATTATCTTTGTTATTATAAAGATCATCATACTTGGCAACAGTTTCGTCAAGCTTCTGTTTCAGACGCTCATTCTCTTCTTCGAGCTGCTGGGTATAGTCGGTCATGTGTTCAGTATACCCAAGTCTCTATAAAGAGAAACACCTACCGATTAGGGTAGGTGTTTCAGTCTCATAGTCAAACTTATAGTTTGTTCAGGCTTCTTCAGTCTTCTCTGGTGCTTGAGTGATGTCATCCTTGTAGTTCTTCTGAACGTTGAGTGAGAAGTTCTTTGGATTGATGTCGAGCGCCTTGAGCAATTCGATTGCTACGAAGTATTCGGGCTGCTCGGAGAGTGTTTCCTTGAAGAGCTTCATGAACTCAGAAGCCTTGTCATGGTCGAAGGTCTTCTTCTTCTTGGTTTCCTCGTTGGTGTAATACTCTTTGAGTGTACGATCCACATAGCCGTTGTCAAATACATCCAGAACGATTCTGGCGATTTGCTTTGGCTTCATCTGCTTCTCTTCGTTCTCATCTTGTCCGCGCTTGGGCATAAACTTAGTCTCCTTGTAAGACTTATTATACCCCTCGGCAGATTATTTCAATACCCGTGAGTGTTATAGAAGTTCGGCTGGAGTATTGTTCCAGATTCTTCTTCCATCTCTTCGCTAAACTTCTGATTGGTGAACTCAATGAAGTCTCTTCCAAGCTTGCCTGGATGAATCCACTTGACACCAATAGCATTTGCGAACATCTCATCGCCATTCTCAAACGAGTCACCAACCATCAACGAATTCTCCAAGTCGGGAGTGCCAAACAACTTGAAGGCAACCTGACCCATGGCTGGGCTTGGCTTCGGTGCTTTACCACCCTTCTTGTCTTCGGTTCCGAAGGTTCCACCAACTGACACGCTTCCACCGTTGTATATGAAGACTGTGCTATCCGACGTAAACAAAACAGGGAAGCTGACACCAAGCTGGTCAAGAGTTTCCTGTATGATTGCTCCACATCCTTGTGCAGCGTCTTCAAGCGTTGCGCTGGCTCTCTGCTCGGCAGGAACGAACTCACGGCGTCTAAGAGAACCCTTTTGGTTGGTTGCTCCAACGACTTTGTATCCGTTCTTTATCCACTGCTGTATGGCTTTACCCATGCCTGGGAACACTCGAACCTGCCCAATCTCTACGGGCGGTCCACTATCATCACCGTAGTTTACAGATTCTCTAACGGTGTCATCAAAATCAAAAAAAACATACTTTACTCCTTCTGACTCCGTGAAGGTAGCCTTGAACGCATTCATCGTTCCCGACTCTATAAACTTCCTTCCCCAATCTTTCATGCTATCTCCAAGTTCTTTATAAGATTATACCCATGTTCGTTCCAAACCATCTCAGCAACTCTGCGCATGGCACCAAGGTCGGTGCTATCCATGTTGAATGAGACTCCTGGCTGAATAACATAGTGACCCTTGATAAGTGTCGAAGCAATATAGTTTTCTGTGCCAGCACCGGCATAAAGGAACGTGGAGGGCAGCTTACTGAGCCAGTGAATAACACCCTTCATCTTACGAGCATTATTGTAACCACCGTGCTTATCACACGATATGTTTAGATTGAATATGGTATCAACGTCAGCCCCCAGCTTCAGGGCATCGGTTATAACACAGAGAGAAGGGTTATTACAAGCCAACCCACCATCAATGTAATACTTACCGTCAATCTCATATGGATCGAAGAATACGGGGGCAGCCGACGAAGCGAGAGCCACCTTGTAGGCTGGTATAGAATCTCTCCACGACTTCCAGAACTTTGGCTTCATTTCGGGTGGGCTGATACAGGTAGCATACCCAACGAATCTGGTCTTGCTATCCTTGATGTCGAAGTTCAGGTTCTCGTGGCATATCTTCTCATACGCATCACGCTTGTACCATGACTTCCAGAGTGGTAGAAGACGCTTGTTGCTGAATATGACAGGAATGAACTCTTCATACTTCTGAACGACTTCCTCGGCTGTCAGACCCTTGGCGAGCAGCGCACCAATGATTGCGCCAGTTGATACTCCACCGATCATGTCGAATAGCTCGCAGCATCTATGCTTACCACCAAGCTCTTTCTCAAGTCGAGCCAGCAGAAGTGCTGTCATGTAACCGGATGTTCCACCACCATTTAGCGCAAGAGTCTTCATAAGTCTCCCTCCAACGCTTATTTATAGTTTACTTATGTGGTGTAAACATCGGCTTTAGTGTGCTGCTCTCGTTTATATAGAGATACAATCTTGACTTTAGGTATGTCGAAGGCTTGATTGCGTCGAGCATCTTTTGCTTTTCCCATTCTTCCAGCCCCCACCTGAAGTTATTACGCATATCATAGTGAGAAGAGTATATCTTGAAGAAGTGTTTCTTCTTCTTGTGAAGCTGAATCTTCGCCCAATTGAATCGCATGCCGTAGAGCCAGTAGTCAAGCGTCCACGTTGGCTTGACATCTGGTGATACCTTTCTAACTCTTTCAGGTTGAATAAGTTCCCAGGCATGCTCACCACTCTTATGAACCTTTGTCTCGAAGTGATTCAGAACTTCACAGAGAGCATCGTCTTCATCCTTTACGCTCATAAGCATATCGGTGCTATAATCGGTAAAGAAGTCTGACAGGCTGTATCTCAGAGTTACGGTAATGGCAGCCGCTTCGTTTCTTAGTATGTCGTGTGCTTTCTCAAGCTCGTTGTCAAGATCCAAGATTTTCTCACGAAGCTTGTCATTCTCTTCTTCGACCGTCTTGGTGTAGCTTTTCATTTGGAGAAGAACTCCTTGGTTATATACTTGCGCTCTGTTTCAATCTTACGAAGAAGCGAAAGACACCCTTGCCCACGCTCGAAGTATCCATTGTTTATGCTATGAACATCCTTAGCCATATCAGTGAATACCTTTTCGAGTCGTGGTGCCAAGTCATATATGAGCTTCCTCAACTCTTCAAGCTCGGCATGCAGTCGGGCATTCTCATCCTCAAGGGTCTTTTCATATTCAGAACTCATAAGTCTATTATACCACTATCACTAATGAATCAATAGTAGTATTACTTAGAGACTTTGCGCCAGCCATATGAAGGTTCTATAAACTCTTTATCTTCCTTACCCTGCTTTGTCTCAGCCATATAGAATATAACTCCATTTGACAGAAGGTTGGCTGAGATACGAATGGTATCCTTATACTTGCGAACAATATACTTGTACTTGCCATTGAAGGTGTTCTTCAATGAACACTCAACGTCAGACTCCGATACGCCAATGCGAATAAGCGGGGCTATGTGCTTGCTGAAGTATTCCCATACCTCTTTGCGTGATTCGTTTATGATAGTCATATAATCCTCCGATGTGGTATTTATGTAGGATTATAGAGTCATCTCAGATTATTCAATGACCCAATCTCTTACAGTGGTTCATGACCTTCAATCTGAGTATGTTCAGCTTCTCTTTATTTTCGATTCTACATACTTTTATACTGCTCACAAGCACCGAATCTATGGCTCCAAGAATGCTTGCCAGTATCTCTTTATACTCGGGGTCATGCGTCTCTTCATCCATGTCGAGACAGAGTGTGGCAATCTCTGGAACGTAGTCGAACCAGTCATTCCCTTTGTCAAGGTCATTGTCTATAAGGTCTATCAACTCACGAATGCGTTTGTTCTTCTGTTCCATTTCATAGGGTTCCATCGTCATCCTCCACTTCAGGGTCGTTGAACATGAGCTTACGAGAATCCATGATTGCCTGCCACTTATTTAGATAATCACAGCCTTCGGATAGGGCGTGTAGGAACAATTCATCCACGACTTGTATTCGACATGGCTCCAAGTCAAGTAGAGTTGTTACTACCTTATGGTCGCTGTAGCTATATGTCTGCTCTATGGTGAATGCCTTATGAAACACAACTCTATCTTTTCTCTGGTCGTATAGTTCGATGACGATGTGAGTCATGATAGATTGCCAGAATGACTCAGCTTTAGCATATTTCGTAGCAGCTACTTTAGTGAGGAATTTGGGATTGATTTCTTCAACTTCATCAAGATAGAGACGTAAGAAGTTACGAGCATCCTCAAGGGTTTGCCAGCATGTCTCAACGTAATCAGTTACCGTATGTGGTAATGACTTTAGACACGATTGGGTAATCTTGTAGTCACAGGTTTTGCGTATACTCCATCTCCTATAGGTCTGCGAGTCTTTACGATTATTCATGAAGTCAATGGTAGCTCTTTCAACAGTCAAGGCTTCCTTGAGTGCTTCTATCTGTGCTTCGAGTTCTTCGGTGTAGGATTTCATTAGAATTTCACTTTAGGGTCAGAAGCCTGTCTAAAAAGTTTCTCCCACTTCTTCATAAGATCATCTGCCTTATCGCCCCGAACGACTCCATTGTTAGTTGCTATCTTTCTATCATCTTTATACTTCAACTTATCAAGCTCACCCTGAAGCTTATCCGCCCTGGTCGTTTCCTCTTCCAGACGCTTACGAAGCTTCTCGTTGGTTTCTTCAAGCTGTTGTGTATATTCGTCGCTCATTTTATATATCCATGGTGGTATGAGTAAACTTTATTTACCGCCTTGAGGAAGTCGGTATCCATTTGGCTTATCATATCATCTATTACTAACTTTTCAATTTTACCAGAGACATCTAATCTGTCATCTACTTCTTTCTGAAGTGAATCTGCTTGCTTGACAGCAGCATCAAGCAACTCCTGTAGCTTCTTGTTTTCTTCTTCAAGTTGTTTAGTGCGGTCTATCATTACTTCCCCGTTTTTGCTGTATGGCAATCCATAACGAATCTGGCATACTCTCCGTAGTTCTTGTATCTGGTTGGTATTGGTGAGTCACTATCCGTATTCCAATAGTTTACAAGGCTTCCTCCCCACCCAGGATACTGAATACTATTTACTATCCAGCCTTTTCGTAGTAGTAATGATGGATTCCAGCTTCCATTCGGGTATACCGTGGATTCAATGTATACACTCCACGATACCCCAGCGCCAAGCAAGCTCCCATCATCACGCTGTCGCATGAGTAGGCGTGACAATATAATAGCCCTCGCAGCAGCTATCCCAGGAACGACATATAGGTGCATAACTTCGTCAAGGGGTTCCGGAAACCTCGGGCATAGATTACTGGCGGATGCTCTTGCCAAGTGTACATTGTGTATGTGGTGTATTTCAACCCTATACCATCTCTTATGTCTATTTGTTTCAATCTCTCGAAGCATAGACTCCCTCTCAAGAGACTTCATTAGCTTCTCATTAGCCTCTTCAAGCTGTTTGATATAACTCATAGTGCATCCATAGAAGGTATCTCATCCGCTTTCTTGTAGCTATCCAAGGCTAACAGTTTATTTATTCGACGCATAGCCTCGTTGAAGTTAGGCTCATGTCGAACTATCTTCACATACCCATACCCTTTACAGTCTGGTGTGGCGTCAAGTATATGACCATTCCACACCCAATCTTTGCCTTTCTTCACCCGTCTGACCTCCGCAAAGACCACACACCCAACAATAAGCCTTGACCTGAGAACTTCACGGGTGCTGTCATCAATGTCACTATACCATGTGGCATTGGCGTTCATTTCAGCCATAAGCTTTGATTTCAGGTGTTCCACCGTTTCCTCAAGCTGAACAACATAGTTCTCGTAACGGTCTTTCAACTCGGCTACGGTTCTCTCAAGTTGCTTGGTATAGTCATCCATGGCTGTATTTTATTACATAAATAGAGTTTCGCAATAATCTAAATAGGGTATATACTGTATGAACGACGAGCATAAACAATATATCGTAAACAACGAGCTTATGGATCGTGAGCATAGGGTTCTTATTGATATATTGGTTAGGCTCAATGACGGTAAAGACGTAACATTTATTATATTTGACCTTCTGAAGTATTCCAACGAACACTTTGCGCATGAAGAAGAGCTTATGACTTCCTCCGACTATCCGATGAATGAGAGTCATACTAAACAGCATAGGTGGTTCGTGGCGAGGATACTGCGGGTCATAAAGTCTAAGACCTACAACGCTGCTGATGTGCGTAGCTTCCTCTATATGTGGCTATTGAACCACATAAACGTCTGTGACCGTGACTTGGCAGAGCATATCAAATCCCGTAGCGAGAATGAGCGTACTTCATAAACGCTTCCATATCGCTGGATTCCTGCTTGAGTTTGTTTTCAGCCATCTTGAGTTCACCCGATGCTCTACGCATCTTCTCTTCATGTATGCGTACCTGTATCTCGTAGATAAGCTGAAGCCCTCGTATGTCACGATCTGTCAGTAGTCTTCGTAGAACATAGCTTCCGCTACCGTGGTAGGATTCCTCATACTCAAAGAACCCATCGGGCGACTCATGTGTTTCTTTAGTGACACACCACTCGGGGTCAATCTCATAGATACAATACAGACACTTGACGGTAGCCTCAAGTTCCTCTATGGTTGGTGCCTGCCAGTTTGGAATGCGTTCTTTCATTCATGCACCTTGACTATAACTTTGGCTTTGTTTGCCAGCATTTCATTGAGATACTTCTCAGCCTCGGCTTCGGTATCCCACGTTGTCATACACCAGTCATTATCATGGTAGAACCACCAACCAAACAAAGGCATCCTCCATTGGATTCTCCATTTGGTTTCCCCCGTATAGGTATTGGTAAGACTTACTTTGCGGTATTGCATGGCTTACTCCCTCTTCATCCCATTCGGAATGACTGGCTGTGTCTGCCAGTTATGTTTTGCTGTCTGAACGTGACCCTTGCGAACGAACTTCGCCAAAGAGTTGTTGAACGCTGAATACGGGTAAGCGTCAGCCAGCCTGACCACATAGCCTTCCATCTTATCCCACATACTTTCATCCCAAAGGCTCTTTATAGCAGCCTCGTCAAAGATTCCCTCGTAGAGAACCGGAACCGTCTTGACACCAAGCATCTCAGCCCACTCGGTTGTTTCCTTCCACGACAGACATATGTTTTTATCGTTCCACACAGAGAACAACATGAAGTAGCTCTCCAGGGTTTCATAACGAATAGAATGCTCTGCGTAAAGGTTTTCGCCACACAGACGCCAATCCTCTGGTATATCCCAACGGATACCGTTCCAGAAGTTCTTTACCCAATCACGGCTCGGGTGGCTATTCCCGTCAATAGAACGGGCATGAAGGTAATCGTTGTAGAGACTGGTATTCTCTCCATCCATCTTGATGGTGACAACCACGTTCTTTCCCTTGAAGTGGTCAACGTTGGGAAGAACACGGTCATCCTTGTTGACAGACTGGCTCCATGGAAGGTGCATTGACCGTGGATACTTGATATACTTGATGAACTTGTTGAGAACCCCACCCTGCTTCAGAATCTTCTGAACGCTTTCATCGTGGAAGAGTTCTCCCTTTACACGGCGGTCTTCACTCAATACGATGTTACCCCATTTATCATAGGTGTATTCATCGTAGAAGTGGTCTGGTAGAAGTGTTTCAGTTATTCCACACTTCTCACGAACTTCCTCACAGGATATAAGAGTCATCTCACAGTCAAGGTGATGCTTCTCACATACGCTGGCACCGTTGTTGAGGTAGTATCCGCCAGTGTTTCCCCATAGCCTACGCTCAAGAATATGATGGGCATCCTTGGCTGGCTCGCCACAGAAGACGCACTTGTGGTTGTCTCTCTTGAAGACACCATTACGAAACTCGTCTCGGGTTAGCAGCTTAGACATGACTCAATCCTTTGTGTGTTTATTCTATCGACCTCCAGCCCATTTTCCAGCCATGTAGGCAGCCATAAAGATTATGAGCCAGAATGTCAAGTCAAACACGAAGAGCTTCGCGTTCAGCCTTGGAGAGCTTGCTGATAGCCTGTTCACGGAGGATCTTGATGTTGTCAAGATAATCCTGGCGCTCTTGCTCCTTAGCCTGAATCTTATTCACGGCTTCCTTGAGCATGTCATCGCCCTTGCACATGACCTTTGAGGTTTCGGAGACTTCAATCTCAACGACCTCCCAAAAACACATGTCACGGATGGTGAGTGCCTGTCGAGTCTCAGCAATGCCACGGATATGAGACTTCAAGTGCCCCAAGGTATTCCAAGTCTTTCCACGCTTCGTCCAGCGGGGTGAGTAGCTACCACCGGCGCTATACAGCCCCGTCTGCATGTGGCGAATCTTGTAGATTTTCATTACTTCTTCTCAACATCCTTCACAACCTCAGTCGGGTTGAGAATGTTCTGATACCAAGACAGGAACGGAACTCGGTAGCCCTGAAGGGTCGCGGTGTAGGTCTTGCCGACCACAATGCCACCATAGACATCGGATGAATCCCAGCGCCAGCCCACCCAGGTATCAGTGACCTCGTAGGTAGTCTTGTCGGTATAGACAAGATACTTGCCACTATTCCAGCTCTTGACATTTTCCTTGCCAGTGACGGTGAATACCTGACCATGCTCCTTATGGAGAGCAGCAGCACAGCCACCGACGCAGAGTGAGAGAACGATTGCCATGATTGCAACAACAATCATAGCTTCGATGAGGGTGAATGCCTTACGCATGTGTTTGTTTCCTTATGTCATAATCTTATCAACTTACAGCCACATTCAACTAACAATAACCATCATATAAACGGGTGTGTCACTCAGCGCATTTCATTCTTGAAGAACAACATTTCCTCTTGTGATTCTTTCACGGCATTGACATGCCTTTTTATCATTTCTTCCCGTCGCTTGTATATGATGCTAAGATTGTGTTTCTTTGCGAATGCAGCCAGTATCTTCATATCACCATCAGCCCATGACTCACGAGGATTCTTACTAACACGATAATCTACCTTGTCAACAACTAACTTATAAGTTCCATCGTCGCCCCGCAGCTTGACATTCTCTTCAAGGAATATAGAGTCATGGTATCCATGCTTCCAAGCCTTGTCAAGCGCCTTCCACGCTTCGGTATTCGTATTTGGTTTCTTCACTTCCAGTTTGAGTTCGGATGAGTCAAAGTCAAAGTCGAACAACGAGAGAACCTTTAGAACCTCCTGCGCCTCAAACACCTGTTTCTGTCGCTCCAGCTTCTCAATCTCAACGCTGATGTCTTGTGAAGAGTTGTTGAGTTCACTAATCTTTTTGTTGATGTCTTCTAAGTTCATTTTCTTCTCTCAGTTTGTTTTCTTGAAGGTGTAGAAACAGAGCGAAGTCGTTCTCAAACTCCCAAACAGTAATAAACCTCCCGACATGTTCTGCCAGGAAGGTTATTTCGTCAAGCTGTTGAACGAGCCTCATAGTAACTCCGTTTTAGCTCCCAGCGAATACTGGTTTGCTTTCACGGATTCTATCAGACTTATTCTTCTTGTCAAGACCCCTTACCCACTCGGTAGCCTTGCTGGCAGCGAACCATGGCATATCCCAATCTGTGTGTTGCCAAACGTCGTGATTGCGATAAATATGCCAGAACATACGGGGAACTGTGACGAATAACAACCATATGGGGAACAGCACAACGAAACTCACTATACATGTGATAATCCACAGGAAGAATACGAGTAAGCTTTTCATGATTACCTTTCAGTAATGTTGTGGGTTATCTTGCTATTTTCATATAGAGCCACGACACGCCACTTCTTTTTTGTTTTCTTGAAGCGGCTTTCGTATTCGATAAGCTCACAATCCGCATATTCATCGTTGCCCCAAGTAAAGGCAAGCGACGGATTATCAGTAATCTGAATGGTTCCATGTTCCCCATGATCCTCAAAGAACATCCCGTCATCTGACATGATGACATACATAGGACGAGGATCTTCAAGCTCTTTCTCGTAGGTTTTGATGATGTCTTTCACTTGGTTTCCTTTTCATCAAGCCGAAGAGTCAAGCCCTTCTTCTGAGCGTAACCCGCAGCATCGGCGTAGAGTCGTTCAGCCATGGCTTCCAACTCAATGTCGTTATCCCCGAGAAGAACTTGGAGACGGTTGCGAATGTTTATAATAAACTCTCGCTTGTTCTTGTAGGTAGTCTTCACAGGTTCACCAATCATTTCTTCCCTTTCTCTTTCTCTTTCTCAGCCTCGTTGAACTTCTGTAGGAGCGTGACAGACTCCTTCTCACCATATTGCTTGATGATCACTTCACCAAGGTCAATGAGAAGCTTGCCGCGGGTTCGTGCCTTGATATATTCATCAGAGCCAAGTTTGGGGAAGTTCATTAGATTGGCATTTCTTCGTGAAGAACCTTGACAGCGTGGCGCAAAGCATTCTTGGCTTCATCGACGCTATCGGGCAGGAACCCACAATTGGCTTCAGTATCAACTGCATGTGATAGTGCGGTTACAGCGAGGGCAAGTGCCTCAATGCGCTTGCTCTTGGTGTAGCTGGTTTCGTTTGACTGGATCTTGAATGACATATGGTTTCCTTATGCGGTTGCTGTCAGATATGCGTAGGTCTGTTTGACCAACTTCTTCGTTGTGCGATATATCTGTCTGTTGAACATTATCACACGAAGTAAGCCAATGTCAATAACAGTTCTCGGCTTATGGTCTTTATCGTTAGGGTTGCGATGAACACTATTGCAGAAGCCACACGCTGGACGAAGGTTGTCAAGAGTGTTTCCACCACCCTTAGACTTCGGGGTGACATGCTCAATCGTCATTGTATCAACTGTGAGTGTCTTGTTGCAGTAAATACAGTTGCACCCGTATGTCTTGAGAATCCGAAGCCTGCGGTTGAGCTTCTGCTTTTTCTTTTGTGCTGAACGCTTTCTCATGGTTTTAGTGCTTACCAAAAACAGATTCAAGCTCGGCAGAAAGAGCATCATCCTCGGGATGCTCTTCCCCCGCCTTCTGGCGCTCCTTTTCCCACTTCTCATCCAGCTTCTTCTGGCGATTGTATTCAGCAACAACCTTTCTGCTAACCTTAGCATTCTTCTGAATGTTATTGACGCGACCATCGCCAAGTGAAGTTACAATCTTCTTCTCAAAGTCAATGAGAATGCCATAGTCACCATAACCACACTGGTATCCAAATCCAAGGGTATCCTCGTCTTCAATAACAGTATCATCATAAGCGGTAACAGCAGCATTGAAGAAAGATTCAGCATTTTCCTTCTTGCGGTTCCACACCTTTTCACGAACCCAAACGAAACGCTTGATGTTCTCGGCAAGCTCGTCATCTCCATCACCATGCTTCTTACCCCACCAATCCAGCATCTTCACCAACTCCTTCTCAGGATCGTTGGAGAAATCAACAGGTGACTCCACGAAATACTTCTCCGGAATATCCATTCCATCGTGACGGAACTTGACAAGATAAGTCTTGCCGTTGAGGTATGCGATAACTTCACATCCAGTCATGTGTTACTCCTTGTTTCTATGCTTCTAAGTATATGAAGTATCCGACGAAGGCAAACACCACTCATCGGTTTGACGGGTGGTGTGTCAGACACTATTGGTTATTTTTCCTTTTTCTTTTCAATGCTAAACTTGATTGTTGTAGTGTCATATCCTCGGCTCTCAAGGTCTTCGAGAAACGATTTCTCCTGAGAGTATCTGCCTTGTGAATCCCATCTTGCGTGAGTCATTGTAAACATATACAGCAGCAGATTCCTGTCTGCGCTACAAGTTCCGGGTCCACCCGCAGCGATGAAATCCCACTCGCCGTCAAGCTTTCCAAACTTGAATATGAGCTTAGGAGTTTTGGGAGTGTGTTTGCTCACGACTTCTTCCTCTTATGACACTTCCTAAGAGTGTATGGATACTTATCCAATCCGGTATTGACTGCTATGTATTTTATTTGACTTTCATCAAACATTTCATCTGGATTTGCAGAAACGCACTTATTCCAATCTTCAAGAATCTCCTTGACAGCATTGGAAGCAGCCCATGAGAGTCTTTCCCACGGTTCGTCCGGAAGAATCTCGGGACACTTGTTGTGTATTGAGATAGTTTTCTCAATAACAGCATTCATTCCAGCCTTGGCAACCGCAGCGTCAAGGAGTTTCAGCCCACACAACCGCTCCTTGATAATCTGCGCTCTGGTGTTTTTCTGGCTCACTTCAATTCCTTCCTACTATTCACCAAGGTACGGAATACGCTATACGCCTTGTTGTATGTTTTACCACGGTAAAGTAAGAAGTTTGTATAGTCTTCCATTTGCGGAACAAATATATTAGCCCATATTTCATAGCTAATAAAAGACTTACCATTGGTGCTTCGGTACGCCTTTGCTATTGTAAAGCATCCATCCATCTTTATGGAGAATTCTTTTTTCATTTTATTCTGCTTTCCTTCTCGTCATACTCAGCCCCGATAAGCGAAGCGAGTTCCTTACGAAGCGCCTTGCGCTCAATACGCCCATCACATGAGCCAAGACGAAGATACTCACGAAGCTTATGCTTGACATAAGCCGAAGAGTTGTGTGAGCATGCGGTGGTGTGTGGTTGTCCACCCATAACAGAGAGCATACCGCACTCAGGGCATTGCGTGTGGTTCATTCAGAACTTCCCGTCAAAGGGGTTTCGGCTCGGAATCTTATCGGAGTAAATCTCCTTGAGTTCCCACCCAGGCAGAGTACGACGGAGAGTATCATAGAGAATACTATCCTGACTCTTGCCACTGTAAACAGTCTCCAGAACCATTTCACCATTACCAAGTCGAACAATGCCCTTGTAGTCACCCTCACCAGTCTTGACGGCACGGACACGGAAGGTAGCCAACCTCGGATCGCCCATGCGTTTCTCAGTGTTGTCAAACTTGTTAAACGCCTCGTTGCCCAGGAACACCAGAATCTCACGAACGGCTTCATCGCCATCCTGAAAGTAAGCCTGAGTAATGATAGCAGTCAAAGAATAGGGAGTCATATTTGTTTTTCCTTACTTCATTGTCTTGAGGGTTGCTTCACGGAGTCGCTGGATAGCATCAAGAAGCTGCTGCTTATCGTTGATGCCTTCCTCGTCAAGTAGCTGCTCGCTCATTCCCTTGAGAACGAATCGACGCCAGAACTGAACTTGAGAGATAGCCACTCGCATGTCGTGGATGTTTGCGCCATTGCACACCTTCTCCCCGCAGCGGATAGCCTCGTCGGCAATGTCAAGAATGTCTTGTGTGTGGCTCATGTGGATATACTAAATGGTTACTTATCCAAGTCAAGAGAGAAGTTCTTCTTGAGGACGCTCTTGATAGCATCGGAGCGTCTAACCCAACAAGAAATGTCAGTAGCGTCAAGCATAGATGCCTTGAGTGTGTCCCGTATGTCACACAGTTGATCGACATGCTTCTTGTCACGGGCAGCGTACTCAACCATTGCCCTCTCGGTGCGCTCCATCTGCTCACTCTGCGCTTGGATGACAGCATACAGCCGGGCAAGCTCGGCATATGCCTCATCAACCGTTTTCTCTTCCGTTCTACCAGCACGCTTGAATGCTTCCGCCATGATGACATGTATATTCGGGCATGACAAGTCGTTGCGAGGATTCAGTGGATTGAAGAAGTCTGACATGGGATTCCTTATGACACAACTATACAAACAAAAAAAGGAAGGCAACCGAAGTCACCTTCCTTTCAATCTGAGTGTGTCAGACACTCTTAATGCAACTGAAAGTCGCTAACTTCATCACCATCAAGGAAATTACTCAAGTCAACATCAAACTCGTTCTTGAGTGCCTTGTTTACACCTATAACCATAGAACTTACGGCGCTGTTATACTCAACCTTACCAAGATCCTTAGCCCTTTCAAGTATATCACGAACAATATCAACAACAGACATTCCACGAAGCTCAACCACCAAAGGAAGATGTTCGTTGTCAACACTCGGATCAAACATTCTCATTACATCAAGTGACTTTTCATTGAACCAATCATTCATCATAGAGTCAAACTCATCTCCATACTTCTCACGCATCTCAGCCATTTCAGCTTCCATAGCGTCACGGTTCTGCGTGACATATGCAATTCCAACATCATATCCAGCTTTGTAAGACTGCTTTGCAAGGTTTTGACGGGCAAACATAGTCTCGGAGTTTATATCTTCCACCATTCGCTTCCACACATCGTTGAGTTTATCTCTCATATAGTTTCCTTATGCTTTATTTATCCAACCCTTGTCGGTGTAAAATGAAATTATACCTTTCAGCGTCGGACCATCAACAGGCTTCCAATCCGACTTGACAAGCTCATTGCTATATGCAGGCTTGACGCCAGGAGCCACACTCAACGTGATATGAGGAACCTTACCATCGACACGAGGAACACCCTGAACAATAACGGCTTCAGCTTTGTCATCACGCTTATACCCAACAACCTTTAGCTCAACTGGCTTACCAATGTCATCGTCAAGCGACTTCACACCAAACTGTATGGTCATATGATGGTAGAACGTTTCATTGAAGCTGGGTGGGAATGCTCCCATCAGCTTGGCTTTACTCTCAGGATCTAACAGAACTGCTTTATATATGATGTTCATGTTTTTTATTATATCTCATACTGCGATATTACAAACCTTTCAACCTCGTCATCCATCATGTCACGAGTAAACTCCTGAACCTGACGGTATCTGCGACTCGAAGAGTTATAGACATACTTGAATGGATACTTCTTACCAAGCTTTACCCATAGGTCAAACGATCCCTTTCCGTCTTTCTCGCCTGTCAGAGTTTGGTCTGACATGAGCGTATGCATATACTTGTCAATCATATGAGTGTAGACAATATAAGCCATTCCTTTACCTTGGTGCGCAACTGCAACCGCTGCTGATGTTGTAGCCCATGGCTTTCGACCTTCTTTATACCAGTTGAAGGCTCCCACTTCTTTATCATTGGTATCTATGACATGAACGTTGAGCATATTCTGCTCCCTGTTACGGAACACGATGGCACTCAAGTCACCAATAGGGAACTCTTCAAGTATTTCATAGCCCTTGTATCGCTCCATCGTCCACTGGCGGGTTTTGTCTCCCATATACTTTGATATGTTTTTATCTCCATCGTTCCACGCAGGCATCTCATTCATCATATCACTGACGCTACGGTTCTCTCTGAATGTTTCAATTGGAACAACCTTGACAATCTCAAAGTCGCTTATGACAATCTCATTGAAGCCGGTTTCAACCTCATCCATGGCTTTCTCGCTTACATCAATGGCAGACCAGATATTCTCCTTGATGCTTTCCGAGTTCTCCAATACGAACGCCTCCATACTCTTGACAAAGTTTGCCAGAAGTTTCTTTTTCGAGCCTTCGTCAAGCCTATCATACTTCTCATGAACATCACTCCAGCTTCCCAAATCCAAGTCGTGAGCCAGAAGGTTCAGCTTTCTGACATAGGCAACCTGTAGCGCCTCAATGTCACGCCCAATGGCTTTACCCGTCTTCATGGATACCACAGGCACCCAACGGTTTCCATTCTCGTCAACCACGGTCCAGGCATTGATATCATACTTCAGCAGCACGTTACCACGAACCAGAACCGCAATGTCAGCCTTGGAAGCAACACCACGGTCCATAACGTTGGCTATGTCTTTCCTGTGCAGCGTGCTAATCGACTTGTTGGTTCCCTGAATAGACTTCAGACGCTCAAGGTTCTCATGCCCCGTCAGGTGCCAGCCATACCCCTGAATGTCACCGAATATCTTTTTTATGACATGACTGAACAACGGTATGTAATACTGCCCATACTCACGGAAGCTCTCGTCAAACATAGCAAACATAAGCTGCTCAACCGAATATGATGCTGCTGGCTTTTTCACAGGAGCCACAACGTCTTCTCCCATGGCTATTGCTTTTTCCTCTTTACGGGTCAATGTAAAGCTATCACGCCTCTGCTCTACATTCCACTTATCGCTAAAGAACTTATCTATCAGACGCTTATACAGGTCTTGCCTACGGTTTCTGTTCACCGAGGCTCCGGATTCAGTGTTACTAAGTTTGGCTGTATTATACTTTCTCAGTAACTCCAGCACATTCTTACCCCCTGGTATCAAATCCTCCAGAGTGTTGTATGATGCAAAGTCAAGTATGTCATCACTGTCTGTCTTCGGAGCGGTGTTTCTGGATTTGTATAGTTCCTCTTCGAACGGAACTGTTGCAACTATACTTTCATCTTCCAGAGCGTACAGCATCTCTCGTAGTATTCCAAACAGGTGATGAACATTGACATCGTAAACCACCGTAGGCTCACGCCCCAGCTTCTTAGCCAAAGCTATGCGCCCTTCGCTCGGAGGTATAATGGTAGCTTCATACGATTCTACATCCTTCATGTAGTCTCTCAGGCTACTCAGAGCCGCTTCACGAGGCTTTCCCGTGTCAAGACCTTTCACTATCTTGTTGTCACCCTCACCAGCCCATGCGCTAAATGTAATGGTGTGAAGCTTCATGGTGTCAGAATACTTATCAACAACCCATAGAACACCACTTAGAATCTCAGGATCAACAACCCCCGAGTCTCTACCGCCACGGTCATCCAGCGTATCGTTGACATAAAAAACAATGTCACCCTCTCCTTCCCGTATGCTGAACTGAACCTTGACATCATTACCTGCGGTCGTTACGAACCCTATCTGCGTCAGTGGCTTCTCATGAACGGTTCCCCGGTTCTTCATCACCGTCTTCTTGACAAGTTTCCCAACCGGCTTCTTAGGCTCAACGCCTTCATGCAAGAACTCAAGGAACCCTCTCATGGCTTATCCCCCGAACAGTCTGGAGATAAAGCTCTTCTTGGCTTCTATCTTGTTTGTCCCGGCTTTGGCAGGGTCAACCTTCCCAACCTCAACCTTATCGGTCTTGACAGGGGTTGTCGCAATAGTAGGAAGGAAGTCGGTGCTGCTCTCCTTGGAGGATGCAGGGCGCTCCGGATCCGCTTTCCTGCCCACTGTAGGCAATCTGTCGGTTCTCTGGTTGCTTACCGTGGCTACTCGTAGTTCTTCTACCAAACGGCTTCTTTCAGCCTCCCACGAGGCTTTCTCAGCCAGAAGCTTGACGTATGCCTGCTCCACAGCCCTGAAGTGTTCTATTCCCTTGCTGATAGGTTCTTTCACTTCCCCGCCCATAGAACGGATGATGAACCCAATCATATTGTCAAACTCTTGTCTCTCTGCGTCATTCATGTTGTTTCCTTAGTGCTTAGTTTTCGTGCAATCTCAATCCACATACTCAACTCATTCAGCCGAACCGGCTTATCTATACACCCCGACACCCCAACCTTCCCCATCCTGCTCACAAGCTCTGCTCTGTCCCCATAGGCAGTCACAAGAACCACAAGAGCCTCTTTGTCTTTCCCAAGTATATGTTCACTTGCCACAAGCCCATCCATCACGGGCATCATATAATCCATGAACACTACATTATATCTTTCTTGTTCATATCTCTCAACCGCTTCCTGCCCGTTTACTGCTTCGTCAATGGTATGCTTCCCGTCAATGCTCTCAAGCGTTCTTTGGAGGAACGCTCGCTGCACCATACGGTTCACCGAACAGTCATCCGTTATCAGTATTCGCATTTGGTTTCCCCTTGAGTCGCTTGTATAGAATCTCAACACTGATTATACATCCGACAATCGCCATGCCAATACCCATCATCCATCCCCATGGAAGCTTCCAGCCTGTCAAGCTGCTTTCCGGTGCTGCGCTTTGAGTCATCATACTTCCAGCAACCAGATCCGCCGCCATAGGCTCGCCGCCAGTGTCAGGAGTATCTGCTACCGGATCCGCCGCCCCAACCGTGCCGCCCGTTGTTACTCTGACCGTCTTGCTCATATGCCGCCCTTCGCTCGCCGCTCTTTGTTCAATGATGATCGTGGTGGGAGCCGCAGGAGTAGCAACAGCCGCAGGCTTATCATCGCCCCCCATGAACTGTTCCTTCAGACCACCGACTGCACCACCCAATGCCGTAATAGCAGAACACACCAGCAGGGTATTCTTACAGATGGTTGCTATGTCGAGTTTCTTTGTTTTGCTTTTAGTCATGGGAGAGTTCCTTTCAAGTTTACAGTTTTACTTTCCCGCTTAAAGAGACATGCATCATGATGTATGCGTATGCCCCTTACGGTTTCTATAGAAAGAGTGGAAACCCATTCATACCATTCTCCAAAGGTATCAACACCCTCTCGGTGTGCTGCCAGAATACAGGTATCCGGCTGTGGGCTGCTATCACGATGCATAGGGCAACGCCAAACTCCCAGGATCCAGATATGGTCGGGAGAGAGCGAAGGCTGAGTGACAGGATGATAGGTGCGTTGAGGCATTGGCAGGGAGTTTCTATGAGTGGCTTATGAGTGGCTTATGAGTGGCTTATGAGTGGCTTATGAGTGGCTTATAGGAGCTTAAAGCTGCTTTCGGGTGCTTTCGGAGTGGGGGAAGCTGGGGAGAGGGGCTTGTGAGCCACTTTGTAGCTGCTCTGTGAATGAAAAAATAAGACGATAGTATATTTCCTATTTATAGTATGTCAAGAAAATGGTAGAAACTTATAGCTGCTTCACGATACTTACATATAGCTTTCTGCCACGAGACACAACGAAAAAAACATTGCTGGAACCGCCGCAGCTATTCCGCCGCCTTGTATCTGCCGCCCATAGGGGTTTATATCAACCTCTATTGTAGCTGCTCCCCGCCGCCTTGCAATCGCCGCCTTTCCTGTGCCGTCTGCTCTGTGTCACTCGCCGCCTTTCACCCGCCGCCCTGAGAAAATGGCAAGTAGATTTCGCCGCCCCTCCTTCGCCGCCCTAGTCGGTTTGTCAATCTGACATAGAGCCGCCGCCAAGTAGCTTCATAGGGTCTGTGCGAACCCGTAACTCAAGAGCCGCTTAAAGCTGCTTGTATTCCCTTGCCGCATCTGTTTTTACCCCGAGCCATACGTCACACGCATACGCCGCACCTTCACTTACAGCTTCCCGCCCCTAATGACACAATCAGTATTATCGGACACGGGTCACTATGACATGATATACCTCCAGCGTATAGGGGTTGGAAGGGGTGTGTGAGCCGCTGGGAGTAGCTATGCCGAGCCGCCCTATTGCTTCTCTAAGCCGCTCGGGTATACTCATGTGGGAGGCTCCAGGGTAGAGCCAAGTTGCTGTAAGTTGCTGAAAACACAGGCAAGACAGATCCGGGTCAAAACGACATAGGGGTTCATACCAACGGCAAGACGGAAAAAGTTTTCCACAGGGTCAAAACGACATAGCCAATCTGTCTTGGGTCAGAATGACATGGTGCCTCAAAAGTATGTCAGTTTGACCCATATATAAAGTTTTCAGCGTGTCAAAAAGATGTTGTGAAAAACATCAGCCGAAACGGCAGAGATGTTGCGAAACACGACACGATGGGAGTATGGTCATAGTGACATGATACGCAACGGGGGAGCGGCTTCCAGCGGAAACCTGTCAAGTCTTTTCTGGTGTGTGATACACTCACCGGTCCATATCCCCACCCTCGGACCTCGCGGCGGCTGCCGTTGGGTTATCGCTTCCGTATGCTCATATTGTAGTGAGGGGGAGAAACCTACAAGCGACTGGTATGGTGTCAATATGAATCTGTGTGATACAGCGGCGACCGCAGGAAGCGTGCCAAAGCTGCCGCTTGACTGTGGCTTGCCGTTCCTTTAATGACCCTCATGACCGACGCTCGCTCCTACTCCGTCACCCCCCGCACCCTCTGCATCCGTCACGCTGACGGCACCCGACAGATCCTCCTGCTGACTGACCCCATTGTGAATGGGGTTGGCGGCTTCCTCAAGGCTTCCAGCTTCCGCAGCCCCGGTGGCAAGTGGACCCGTGCCTATGAGCATCCCCAGGAGTGGACGGATTGCGGTTGACATTCGGCTGAAACCCTGTACGATACTGACATGAACACCAACAAGCTCCCCATCGGCACCAAGACCTTCACCATGAACATGGGCAAGGCGGTCGCTGTCGAAATCCTCTCACAGAACGACGAGGCGGCTGGCTGGCTCGGCTCCGAGTACCGTGTCCGCTACACGGGCACCGAGAAGGTCTGCCTCGACTACGGTCAGAACTGGTGGTTGACTCCGGGCGACGAGTTCACCACCCGTGCGGTCAACATCGACACGGCTATCGGCTACAAGCAGAAGGGCTACTGACATGCGAACCAAGCGCAAACAAGTCAAGAAGAAACCGGTGCGTCACACACAGGCGACCGACGAGTGTGATGGCTTCGACGGGCGCTGGACCAAGCTCTACGGCAAGCCCTTCCGCTGGAGTGGGCGCAAAACTCCCGCTTGACTGCTGGATGAAACCCTGTAAGCTATACGCTCAACCAAGGAACCCCATGCCTTCCAAGCTCTCAACCACCCGCCTCACCGACCTCTGCTGCTGCATCAATGCCTATGAAGGCTACTGCATGACCTACCCAAACTCCTGCGAGGGTGAGAAGAACCCCCGCAAGGTTGAGGAACGGCGGCGGCAGGCGCTCTACGATGCCATGATGACCGAGGCTGACACCCTCTACAACGGCGGTGTGTCACTCAAGCGACTGTCCAAGGCGATCAATGTGGCTGGCTGGGAGGATCAGAAGATGGTTCGCCGCAAGTACACGCTTGCGATTGTTCCCGCTTGACATCGCAACCCCAACCCCTACAATCATACACATGAGCAACGACAACGCCTCCCCCCTCACCTTCGACGCCGCTCTGGCTGCCTTCGTGGCTGCTGTGCAGGAAGGCTTCGACAAGCAGAACGCCAAGATGGCTGAAAACTTCCCCGAGGGCTACTACAAGCCCATCGTGCTGGAGGCTGGCTCCAAGAACATCCGACTGGTCTGCACCGCCGGTCACGGTCGCTCCGTCTACTGCTTCGTCCGCAAGAGTGATGGCGCGATTCTAAAAGCGGCTGGATGGAAAATGCCAGCAAAGCATTCGCGTGGCAGCGTCTTCGATCCAAAGTCATACGAAGCCGCACGAAGCGACTGCTATACGGGATGGCTGTATCTGCGGTGAAATAACTGAAAACCTGCTATAATACTTATATAAATAGTATTAGCAGGAACAATAAACGGAACCCTGGAAAGTCAAGTTTCTACGCGATAAGTCTTGTGAGATGATGGATGAACGCCCGAGTGCAAAGGGCGTTTTTATGTATAATTCTGGATTGGTGGACGGGCTGAAAGAGGCGCTGGATATGCTCAAAACTGAGGCTTGACAAGCGGCTTCCAGTCGCTATCATGTGAGCATCAACCAAGGACATGACCCCATGGCTACCAAGCCCTCTCCCATCGAAATCGCCAAGAGCATCAAGGAAGCCGCTGCCAAGTACGGCTTCACGCTTGAGGTTCGCGGCGGCATCCTGACCGTTCACAAGAGCTTCCCGGCTGGCAGCAACGAAGGCTTCCGCGACTGCGACATGATGTACTACTCGGTGCTGGGTCTGCTGCCTCGCACGGAACCCGGCTCGGATTGGGGCACGGATGGCGGCGGCATCGGTGGCATGTGCGCCCTCAACAGCGGTCGCTTCAAGATGAACCGCTCGGGTGGCTCCAAGCGAGTGCTGGCGGCTCTTGTCAAGTTGGGAGCCTGAACCATGACTGCCCAGGAACTCATCAACCGCCTCAACGATGTCATCAAGAAAAACCCCAAGGCTGCTCACATGGAAGTCGTGCTGGCTCAGTATGACACTGTGGGCAATGATGATGGTGTGGAGAAAGCTTACGATGTGAAGGAGAGCGGGCTGCGGCAGGTGGTTATCTCTTGACTCTGGCTGCCGACTGATATACTCTGAGCATCAACCAAGGAAAACAAACATGTCCCGTCCCAACATCCGTCCCATGTCTCCCGTTCATGTCAATAAGGATGACGAGGATTGGGGACGCATCGCAGCCGATGGTGTCGTGTCGGAGGTTGCTGATGACGGCTGCCTCGTTGACATTCCCTCGCTGGGAGGCGGTGCAAGTGTGTGGTGCAGCTACGATGAGGTTAAGGTTCGGGATTGACTCTGACGGTAGCTCGCTACAATCAGAGCATCAACCAAGGATACCCCATGAAGCGCGTCTCCAAGAAAAACATCAACATCGCCATCTCCAAGGTGGCTGAAAACTACTTCAAGGCGTCCAATGCCAAGGGGCTGAGTGAGGACACTCGCAAGTTCCTCACGAATAAGTGGGCAATGTATCGTGAGATTGCGTATCTCATGGCGGTGCAGTCGCCCGAAACCCTGAAAAACATCGTGATGGACAGCGAGAGTTGGGCGGCAAGTGCCGATGCCATCGCTGCGGAGACTGCCAAGTGAAGCCAATCCCCCGCTACCTCGTGACCGACTCTGGAAACGCTCTGACTCTCGGTGTGGGTGACACAGAGGCGACCGCCGTCAATGCGTCGGCTGAAACCATCAAGAACTCGCACAATCCCAATCCTCGCAGGGTGGTGATCCATGACCTCGACCCCAAGGGCTACAAGCGCCGTGTGGCTGTGATTGGTGCTGATGGGCTGGTGAGCAAGTAATGCTTCGCCACGAAATCGTCAGCCTGACCTACAAGATCGACATTCCTCTTGACAAGTTCATCTTGCTTGAGCGTGCTGATGACGAGCATGACGATACGACCCCATACGCACAACTCAAAAAGGTTGAGGGCGTTTGGGATATCGAATACAACGGGCACTTCGGCAACCATATCTGGATCACTGTGGCAAAAGAGAACGACCGCTGGGAGTTCATAAAGACTCTGGAAAAAATACTTGCGTCTCTGAAATAACCCATACAATAATACCCATGAGCAACCTCTCCCCCACCGCTGGTCGAATCTTCTCCGCCTACCTCGAAGCAGTCCATCGGGCTGACAACCCCGCTTCGGCTGGTGGAGTCACCGACGACAACGAGTATCTTGACCTCATGCTGACGATTGCCGAGGAAGCCCGTCAGCGATACAACGCCAAGCTGCGTTCGGGTCTGACCTCCAACCGATACGAGATGCTGGAGCAGATGCCCCGCAACGACATGTATGATGCCGAGGATGCGGCTGACCATGACGCAAGCTGGAATGGCAGTCATCCCACCGGAGTTAGTTAAAATACATTTTTCTGCTATAATATAAATAGTATTAGCAGGAACAGTAAACAAGTCTGGAAAACTCAAGTTTATTATAGCGCCTGCTTCCGGAGTGGATGTTCCATTCCAGACTTGTTCCACACGGAAGCAGGAGTTATTTTATGGGTCCGAAACCTAAATCGCACGAAAAGTATATATTAGATTGTATTGATAAACATGGCGACAAATATGATATTAGTAAAATAGTTTATACGAACTCCAGATGTAAAGTGACACCAATATGTAAAATACATGGAGAATGGAATACAAGAGCCGATAGGTTTTTGGTATGTGGATGTAAGAAATGTAGCCAGGAAGCGTCCAACACTAAAACAAGAACACATGATAATGATTTTATTGATAGATGTAAAGTGAAACACGGCGATAGATATTTGTTGGATAAAATAGAATATAAAGGCACCCGCTCCCGAATAGTTGTTATATGTAGGAAACACGGAGAGTGGTCCCCGTTAGCTGGAAGTTTTATAAGCGGAAAAGGATGCCCTAAATGTCGAAGTAGTAAGAGGGAGATTTTCATAGAAGAATACCTAAAAAGTAAAAATATAGATTTTACACGGGAAAAAAGATTTCATAGTTGTCGCGATAAACTTCCACTTCCTTTTGATTTTTACTTACCATCTAAAAACATTTGTATAGAATATGATGGGGAGCAGCATTTTTATAAATCTAATATTTGGTTTGGAACTGACAGTGAAGAACAGTTGAGTAAAGTTCGTAGAAGAGATAATATAAAAACCAAATATTGTAATGATAACAATATAGTTTTATATAGAATAAAGTTTACTATGTCCGATGCGGATATAGTTGTGTTTCTGGATAATGTGTTGTGTGATACAGTTTGAGATAAGGGGCAGTCCTGACCCCTTGACTTCTGTTCGCCAACTCCTACAATATACACATCAAGGAAGAAAAACAATGTTCGAGTCAGCCGAGCAAGCCACTGCCTTCATGAACTCCATGATCCACTACAACCGCTTCTGCGGTGAGTATGTGGTGATGGTTGCCTTCTACTTCGAGAAGATTGCGAGCTTCTTCTAATGGATATCATCGGTGAGAAGGATTGCAACGCCAAGGAACTGGCACGGCTTCTGGTTGGCAGCATTCAGACTCTTCTGACGCTGAACCAGTGGAACGGCTTCTCCCGTCTACAGGCTGTTGATGACCCTATCCGCTTCATCGAAGAAGTCGCCAAGCATGCCGACGCTCTGGAGCGTGAAGATGAGAACAAGGGTCTGTTCCACATCCGCATCACGGGCGTCAACCCTGAAGGAAGCACCAACAAGATCGGCTGCATTAAGCTCCTGCGCCAGATGTTCGGCTGGGGATTGGCTGACTCCAAGGTTTCGTTCGAAGCCCTGCCGGGCAGTGGTCACGATTACTCGAAGACCAGCCCCTCCTACTCTATCGTCTCCCGTGAGTTCAGCACCCAGGAGAGTCTGATGGAGTCGAGCGAATGGAAGGAGCTTCAGACAGGCAAGCATTTCTTTGTGTTCGACGTGGTACGCCTGCCCAACGGCACACTCGTCTCCAAGCCTTTCTCATCGCCCCGCTTTTGACACCAACCAAAAAGCTATAAGCTTCTTTCCCGATTGCCGATCCGCTAAAGCCTGTTATACTAAACCTGTCATTACAACCTACAAGGAGAAACACAATGACTGTTCGTGCCAAGATTGATGAAACCCTCACCGCCGCCATCCGTGCTGACTACGCCACTGGCAACTTCACTCAGGGAGAGCTTGCTGTCAAGCATAACATCTCCGCCCCTTCCGTGAACAAGCTGGTCAAGGGCATCAAGCCCGAGAAGCGCAAGTATACCCACAAGACCTCGAAGTTCACCGAGCGCAACGCCGAGATTGCCGCCAAGGCTGCGGCTGGAGCTTCGACTCGTGCGCTCGCCGCTGAATACAATGTCACCCACCAGAACATCTCGCTGATCCTCAAGGGTCAGGGCATCGTTCCTATCGCCGCCCACAAGGAGCGACTTGCTGTGAAGTCGGCTGCCCGTGCCGAGCAGGTTGCTGCTGTCAAGGGTGCGAAGAAGGAAGCGAAGATGCAGAAGGTCAACGCTCTCTCGGCTCTCTGGAAGAGCGGTGCGAAGATCGGTGAGCTTCGTGAAGCTGCTGGTCTGAAGTCGGACAATGCCGCCCAGGTCAAGATCGTTCTTCTTCGCCGCAAGTTCCCTGAACTCTTTCCCAAGCGCCCCGCTTTCGGTCGCACGGCGCTGAACACCGCCGAGGGTCAGGCTGAGAAGCTGGCGAAGGTCGAGAAGCTGTCGGAAGCCTGGAATAGCGGCAAGAGCGCCCAGGAGTGCGCCGATGCTGTCGGTTGGAAGCTCGCAACCTTCCAGCGTTCGCTGCCGCATCTTCGCAAGGAGTTTGGTGCCGAGAAGTTCGCCTACCGCCGCCAGCCTGCCGTGAAGGCTGATGTTCCTGCGCCTACCCAGCCCGAGGACTTCACCGCCCCGCAGGCTTGATAAAAACAAATACGCTGCACCAAGGCGTTCCCCCATCTGTGTGGTACAGGTGGGGGTTTTTCGTGTCTAAATAGTATTGACAGGAGGATGCTACCATGGATAATGAACCGCATAAGGAACCCCCAATGAAGCCAGCCTACGCCGCTCTTGCTGCCACTATCCGCTCGTATGAGCCTGACCGACTGAGTGAGGAAGTCGTGGCTTCTCTCCGCTTCATGCTCAAGCACCCGACCTTCGCCCCGCTTCGTGATGTTATCATGGAGAAGCTGATCGACATTGGTGAGTATTTCCGCCAGAAGGATGAACGGGTTGTCAAGACCAATCTGGAAGGCAAGCCGCTCAACAAGCCGAAGCGCACCCCCGATGGTCGCAAGAAGCGCAAGCAGACTGCCGCAAGCAGCAATGACCCCGCCCTGACCATGGATTTTGTGCAGAAGGACGGCATCTTGGTGCCTGTGAAGAAGTGACTTGACATATGCAGCCGATGCCTATGATATGCTCAACAACCAAGGAACCGCCTACATGGCTCTCAATGACCCCCGCTGCTCTGTGGATAAGATCATGGCTTTCGAGTCCGGTGAAATAAACACCGAGGATGAAGTCATCGACTTTTTCCAGGGCTTGATCGACACCGGAATGGCGTGGCAGCTTCAGGGCTGCTATGGTCGAACCGCCGCCGCTCTGATCGACGCTGGTCACTGTTCGCCGCCTGAAACCAAACCCCGCAACGCCTACTACCCCGAGGGAACAACTTTTCCCTCTTGACAAGCCCACCCCAACCAATACAATCATACCCATGAGCAACACTCTCGTCTCCACCACCTACTCCACCTTCACCAGCAAGGAGAAGCGAGTCGAAACGACCGCCGCCCTTCCTGGCAACCGTCAGCTTTCCCTGACCACTCACCGCTCGTTCGATGGTGAACTCATCACCCGTGCCAGTGTCGGCATCGTGGAGGGTGGCTTCGTCAAGTATCTGATGGGGCGTGACTACAACCGAGTGTTCCAGCGTGGCAAGGTTCGCATGACCAAGGGCAACGTCGAAGCGCAGCACAACAAGTATCTTGCCGAGCTTGACCAGATCGCGGAGGATGCCTGCAAGTATTATTCCGTTTCATATGTGAAGATGTAAAAATAAGAAAACCTGCTATAATATAAATAGTAATAGCAGGAACAATAAACGAAGTCCGGAAAACTCAAGTTTATATAACGCCTGCTCCCGAAATGGATGTTCCATTCCGGGCTTCGTTCCACTCGGGAGCAGGAGCGTCGGGGTAATCCCAGCTTCATCGCTGAGAACCCCAATTCCGGTCGGATGGTCGAGTGGCACACCCAGCCCAAGTTCGTGCATGTCAAGGGTGGCACGAGCTACTACGACGAGAAAGACCCGATCACGACCTATGTGGTCGCTCGCAGCCCTCACACCGACATCATGACCGACTGCTACTGCGATTCGTTTTTTCATAGCATCAAAAGCGCCGTCGCAGCTATCGCTTGACAACGGCTCCCGCCTCCTACAATCAACTCTCAACCTCCTACAAGGAAAAACACATGTCCAAGTTCACCGTCCCCCGCAACACCGTCGCTCGCCATCTGCGTGACTCCAAGGGCAACCCCATCGGGCTGGCTGCTGCCTTCCAGGGTCCGTCTGGTGATGTGACCGTTGGCTGGGCTTTCGTCGCCAAGGCTGACCGCAAGCTGGGCAACATCGACAAGCGCAAGTCGTGGCAGATTGCCTTCGGTCGGGCTGTCAAGGGCACCGATGCCAAGATCCCCGCCGCTCTCCGCCCCGTGGTCGAGGAAGTCACCGAGCGTGCGGCTCGCTACTTCCGAGTGGATGCGGTTCGGGTCGCCTGAAAAGGTCTTGACTTCCGCTCCGACTCTGTAGAATAGACACATCACCCAAGAGAAGCCACGAAAGGCACACTCCCATGTCTACCCCCACCATCATCATCAACGAGAGCAACCGAGTTGCCGTCCGACTCCAGTCTGGTGTCGAGGCGTACTACTCCTACAAGACCCTTGTGGGTGTGGTGGCTGCCGATGGCACCCGCTACCAGACCGAGGTCAAGTATTCCCGCACCACCAGCAAGCACCTGGGGCAGTATGGGCTGGGTGGGGCTGAGAAGGTGAGCCAGAGCGTGCTTGAGGGGATGGTTAAGTAAACGAGTAAACGAGAATAGCGAAAAACAATGACCACCGCAGGAACGACGCCTGCGGTCGCTAGAGGGGGGCAGCAGCACCCGGTCCATTTGACCTTAGATCCGCCGACTCTCAACCCAGCTTGCGCTGGGTTTCTTCGTTCTTGACATTGGCTCCCGCTCCATATAATCATGCTCATGATCCGCTACTCCCAAATCGAAAACCTCCCCTCCACCGATCCGCTCGTCCAGGCTTTCATGAAGCAGGAACGAGACTTGGATGACCTGTATGCTTCCGTCACCAACGACGGGCAGGAAGTCACCGAGGATACCCAGGAATACTTCGACCGCTTCGTGGCTGGTGACAGGTAGTTCTTGACTCTCACCACAACCCTGTAAGATACTCGCATGAGCAAGAAACTCTTCTCCGTCACCCGCACCGTCTCCCTCAACGGCAATATGCTGGAGGTTGAGCGCAACTTCGGCATCTTCTCGAAACCCGAGGATGCTGAGTTCCGAGCGCAGGAGTTGTATGACACAGTTGCCAACAACATCGCCACAAAGGGCTTGTGCTTCAACTTCTATGTCAAGCAGATTGTCGTGGATGATGCGGCATAACTGACGCTTGACTTCCGCCCCCAACCCCTACAATAAACACATATGACCAAGACACTCAAAGCTCCCGCTCGCTCTTCCGTCCACGATGTTGGAATTCAGGAAACTGATATCCAGATCGCGGGTGAGATTGACATTCCCGACTGCTTCTTCAACCGTCTGTCATGCGGCATCACCCTAGTCGATGACCTTGTGGGCAACTTCGTCCCAGGCTCCGTTTACACGGTGTCGGCTCCCCGTGGCGTCGGCAAGACCACCCTGCTTCTTCAGTTGGCGCAGGGCTTCCAGCGTGCGACCACGAGCGTCAAGGCTCTGTACATCTCGGGTGAGGAACACGTTGCCCAGCTTGCCTACTCCTGCCAGCGTCTCGGCACGACCGACGTAGCGGTGTGCAACAAGAGCAAGGTTGAGAGCATCATCCCGCTCATGGGCAAGTTCAACGTGATCATCATCGACTCGCTCGCTGCCATGACCACCGACGAAAATATCCCCAAGTTCGACACCGAGGTTTGGGCGACTGGTCAGTTCTACAAGCGTGCGAAGGAAACCAATACCATTGTCTTCATCATCCTTCACTGCACCAAGGAAGGCAAGAGCAAGGGCAACAGTTCCATCGAACACATGGTTGATGGCTGCGTGAGCATCAGCAAAATGAACGAGGAAGACTTCGGACCCGGCGCTCGCAACATCGAAATCGACAAGAACCGGTTCGGCTCGACGGGCAACGTCTCGCTGCGCATGACCCGCAGCGGTTGGGATTTCGAGAACCCGATTGACGATAGTCAGGCGAACAACAAAGACAAGAGCGCGATGGGTGCTGGCGGCGGTCAGCGTGCCGAGAAGAAGGCTCGTGAAATGAACAACCTCGTGGAGTTCATGAAGAGCAAGGGCAGCATCAAGGAAGTCGAGTTGGCTGGCTGGGCTTCGCTGCCGAGCGACCCGAGTGGCTTCGACCGCACGGTTCGGCTGCTCAAAGCCTTGACGAAAATGGGTAAGGTTGCCAAGGTGGGCGATGCCTTCAGCGTGGTGCCCTGACCCCTTGACAAGCGGCTCCCAGCCCCTATCATGTGAGCATATGAGCAACACTCCCGCCCCCTCCACCAACGGCTATGTCTGCTTCTACAAGGGCAAGCGAGCCGAGGTTTACGCCTCAACCTCCTACGAGGCTCAGACGAAGGCTGCGGCTTTCTTCAAGGCTCGCAAGCAGTACGAAGTCACCGTAGTCCTGGCTGAGAAGGGTGGCGCTCCCGTTGTCCACTCGACTGCGAGCATCTGATGCTCACCGACAAGGAATACGCTGCCAAAATGGCAATCCCCGATGTCACCGACAAGGTTGACAGCATTTGGCTCTACGAGAGTGGTGCTGACCAGTTCCTCTATGAAATGTATGGGGGATCCGTCTGGAAGTGTGCGCTGGATCAAGCCGCCTGCCTCAACGAAAAACATTACGAGGATCACCTGTCGTTCCGCGTGGTGAAGTATTGCCAGGATTACTATGTGCTTGACAAGGTAATCGCTGAGAAGAAGTTCGGGCTTGACTTGTCTGCCCCTCTGCCTATCATATGAGCATGAGCAAAGCCACCGACACCTTCTACCGCATCTACGGCTCCTACAAGAGCGTCTGCCTCATTCCCATTCCCGCTGGCAAGGGCGCATCCAGTAGCGAAGTGAAGCAAGCTGTTGATGGCTCCTTCTACTACGAGTACGAGGATGAAACTGACAAGGGCAAGTCAATCGAAAGTCAAACCGTTTACCCGAGCAAGGCTGCTGCATGGGAGAAGGTCAAGGCTGACATTCGGGCAGAGATTGCCGAGCGTGAGAAGATGCTGGATGCTGTTATCCTGGCATGGAGCAAAGACGAGGAAGTGGCTAAGGCTCCGCTCTAAATTGGTGCTTGACTTCGCTTCCCCGCTTCTATAATGACACACATGAGCCAAGCAACCGCCATCCCCAACGCCTACCTCCCCGCCGCCAATCAGTTGATTGACGGTCGCTTCTGGCTGCTGTTCTACAACGGTGGCACCTTCGAGGAATACAAGGCGATGCCCAACGCCCTGCGCTTCGAGAACAAGACCTACATCAAGGCTGGCTGGAACTCCGACCTGAACACCGTTCACTACAAGGAAGGTGTGCCTGCGATTGCCGCTTGACACTCGGCAGGAAGCCGCTACACTATACGCATGACAAAGGAAACCAGCCCCATGTATCCCTTCCACACCCGCATCGTCGGCTCCATCCACGCCTTCTCTGCTCATGCCTCGCTGGCTGATGCTGTCAAGACTCTCAAGTGCCAGGGTATCAACAAGAGCAAGTTCATCATCACCAACTACGCCACTGGTGAGAAGTTCGACGCCACGGGTAAGCCGCTTCCCGCTTGACATTCGTCACCCACTCCTACAATAAAACACATATGAGCTACAAGACCAACTCCCCGCCTATCTCTGTCATTCGCAAGGATGGCACCATCACCAACACCTATACCTACGACTGGTCAAGCGGTGTTGGCAGCATCCGCAAGGCTGATGCGCTGCTCATCAACTCGGGCGAGGCTGTTGCCTTCTACCCTCACCGCCCTGCGCTGACCTTCACCCGTGCCGTCTACTACCCCAAGGCGAAGAAGTGGTATGTCAAGAGTGACAGGAGTGCCAAGTGAGTAAAATCTCCCCCGAGTCCAGAAGCTCATCAACCTCATGCAGAAGGCTGCCGAGAGCAAGTTTGCCCAGGCAAAGGAGCAGAAGGAAGCCGATATGATGTCGATGTATGCTGGCGATGCGGAAGACATGTTCGCTGTCGCTCGAATGATGGAGGAAGGCAACTACGGCGGTGCCTACAGTAAGGTGCGCAACATGGACACCGCCGCCCGTGACGAAATCCCTGACAAGGTTTACGAGTTCCTTGAGGAAGAGGCTAACGGGTGAGCAACGCCGAAATCTGGCTGAACAACTACCGAGCCACCGAGTTCATCAACTACGATGGAACCCTGACGGTGAACGGTGAGCGTGTGAGACAGCCTGAACTAACCACCGCCGAAACCGCTGAGGTTCGTAAAAGTCTCGGCTTGACTTCGCTCCCCACTTGATACGATATAAGCATGAGCAAGACCCTCCCCGCCATTCTCAACCTCGCCTACCAGAATGCCCTCGCCGCCTACTGCGACTTCCCTCGCAACGGAAAGGCGCTCGACAGGCTCATCCGTGTGCGTGAGGTTCAGAAGCGTGCTGCCAAGCACTACGGCGTGGCAGTCTTGCGGGGCGCACGAGCATGAAGCCCACCGATCTTCTACTGGATGAAGCCTACAAGGTGTTCGTGCTGGCTAAGGCTGGCAACATGGTATCGGCTGCCGTGTTCAACGAGTGGGCTGCGAGCAACAAGATGCCTCTGCTGCCCGACCCTGAATACGATGCTGTGACCGATTACGACAAGTTCTACGCCATCGCATACATGAACATCTTCATCGACTAAGGGAAACAATGGATCCATCAAAGTTTAATCTCAAGCAAGCGTTCTCCGCCCTCAAGGAAGCTCGTAAGGGCAACGCAATCTCGCAAGCCATCTACCGCAAGTGGGCTGACCGAAATGCGATGCCACACGACAACGACCCCGAGTGTGGGTCGATCCAGACCTATCAAGAGTTCACAAAGAAACATATTGAGGTCTGGTACTTCGAGTAGGGTATTGACAAAACCGGAAACCGCCTTACAATAGAGTCATACCAGCCAGCATGGGACGGCTGGGACAGAGCGTGGGGACGCTCGCAAACAGGGGGATGATGAACTGATTGGTTGTGGTGACTGAAAGGGGAACCGAGAAATCGGCTCCCCTTGTTTGTTTCTTGACTTCTCCCGCCGCCTTGTATGATGGTGACATATGACCGCTACCGCCCTCATCGTCTGCGACCTTCAACCCTACTTCACTGGCGAGCTTGGCACTACTGACCAGTTCGGTGTGAAGGATGGTCGAGAACAGGCGCTCATCAACGCCGCATGCGCCCAGGTTCGTTGGGCGAAGCGCAACCGCCTCCCCATCATCGTGCTGGAATACGCCAATCTGGAATATGATGGCGACGGCTACTTCGCCACCCGCACCCATGATGACATTCGGGCTGAGATTGGCAGCTACTCCCGTGCGTGGTATGTGCTGAAAGATAATGACAGCGGAGCCGAGGAAGTGCTGGATGTGATGCGTGGGGTGAAACCCGTCCTTGGGCTGATGAACGGCTGGAAGCGTCACCGCAACCCGCTGCGCAAGATGATGAAGCCTGCTGACGAAGTGACCTTCCGTGTATGTGGAGTAAATCTCTGCGCATGCCTTGCTGAGAGTATCAACGGATTACTTGACGAGGGGCATAACATAGAAATAGCAGCAAACGCTTCTCGGGATTGTGAAGGTGACTTGACAGCGTATCACGCCCGTTGTTGGGATAAGTATGAAAGTCGGGTAAAAATAATTGGCAAAATCGGTAAAAAGTTTTATAAATAGTAATACAGGAACGGTAAACAAGCCTCGCAAGCAATAAAGTTTATAACTCCTGTTCCTCGCTGGTCGTTCCCGCGAGGCTTGTACCACTTGGAACAGGAGTTATTTTATGGAAAATACCGAAACAAGAGTTTGTAATAAATGTGGCGTTGAGAAAAACGCATCCTTATTCATGAAGAAAAGGAACACTTGTTTGGAATGTGGTAGAAGGTGGAAACGAGAATGGGTGGATAAAAATAGAGATAGAATAAATCTACAAAATAGAGAAAAATATAGCAGTCTAACGCCATCAGAACTTGAGGAACTTAGAGCCGCTAAACGGAAAGAGAACTTGACACCTGAACAGATAGAAAAGCATAATAATACCAGCCGCAAACACTGGAATGGGAATAAGGTATTTCTCAATGAAATGCGAAAATCCGAAAATCTAATCCCCGATGAACTAATGTTGAGACGTGAACGAGGAAGAGCCGCTTATATAAAGCATAAAGAGAAGCGTTTGTTGTCTGATGCTAAAAGGCGAGCAAAACGTAATGGATTGGAGTTTGACTTGACTGTTGACGATATAGTTATTCCCGAGGTCTGCCCTGTTCTTGGAATACCAATACATCGTGATTGTGAAATGACTGCCAGAAATAACTCACCATCGCTTGACCGCATTGACAACTCAAAAGGTTATGTCAAGGGTAATGTGAGAGTTATATCGTGGCGTGCCAATGCCATAAAACGCGACTCTACAATAGAAGAACTCAAAAAGATAATAGAGTATATGACACACTGACTTCATCGCTTGACAGCCGCTCCCCGCCGCCTATACTACACGCATGAGCAACGACAACCCCTCCCTCTCGTTCGACGCCAAGCGTGCCGACGAGTTTTTCAACCGCAACTGCATCTACGCTGGCAAGATGGGCGGCATCAAGTATGATGCTGGCTACGCCAAGGGCTGCGCTGCTGACCTTCGTGCCTGGATCGGCAAGGGCAAGAGCCGCAAGACCCTGGCGATGCTCTCGCTGCTGAAGCAGATGGAGGATAAGCTGGATGCCATCACCAAGGATGCTGCCGCTTGACAACCTGACGCCAAGCCCTATACTCTGCTCAACAACCAAGGAACCGCTGACATGGCATGCAACGCCTGGACCGTCACTCTCAACCGCAAGAACATCGACACCGTGTTCTTCGACAAGAACTGCGACAAGGATTATGTGCTGCGCTCCCTCATCAACCATGACGGCTACGACCCTGCCATCAAGGTGAGCAAGGCTCGCAAGCCGAAGGTGAGCAAGTAGGGTCAAGACCGACCCGGTGCGGTCGCCACTGTGTCACACTGTAAAACTCTCTGTTGACTCCCCTCCCCCGCTTCATATACTACACTCATGAGCAACGCTCCCACCCTCGCCAGCCGCACCCTCAACATCCCCGCCTTCCGCTTTGAGCAACTGACTGCTGCTCTGGCGAAGCTGGGCAAGAAGGCTGTCAAGCTGGGCTGCAAGGCTCCCGTTGCCAGCATCCTCCGCTCCTACACGGTGGACGTGAGCGAGGACAAGAAGTTTCCGGAACTGGTCGAGTGGAATGAGGTCAAGATCGACTATGAAGTAATCCGCAAGGCTGGCGATTATGTGTTCATCGCTAAGGTCGAGCATGCTGATGAAGTCAATGGAGTTCCCCGGAACAAGGTTTCGGGCATCAACCTGTCAAACGAGCATGCGGCTCGCTTCGTGACTTCGCCAATCGTCTGCTCGCATTGCGGCATCAATCGCAAGCGGAACGCTGGTTATGTGGTTCAGTCGTGCAACGATGAAACTGTCATGGTCGGTTCAACCTGCCTTGAAGTGTTCCTGGGTGTGGATCCTGCTGCTGCCGTTGCTGGTATGGAGTTCGATGCTGCTATCAGTGAAATCGGCAACGACGGGGAACGCTGGGGCTACGGTTCGGCTGCTCCCCGTGTCGTTCCCCTGGACGAGTTCGCTGCTGCTACCATCTCGCTTGTGAGCAAGAATGGATTCGTCAATGCTGCTGCCGCTGAGTTCGGCAAGGTCAAGACCGGCGACGATGTTCTGCTGCTGACTCTCGGCAAGGAACCGCGCCTCGCTGACTGGCGCAAGGAAATGACCCCGACTGACGAGCATAAGGCTATGGCTGCTTCGGTTGTCAAGCGTCTGTCTGACCGGATCCTGCCTTCCTATATCAACAATCCAACTGCTCTGGATGCCTTTGCCTTCAAGTTCGGTATTCTGCTCAACAAGGGCTATGTTGGTGTGAAGGATGCCCAGCTTGCGGCTGCTGCTATCTACTACGAGATCGGCAAGATTGCCAAGGAAAGCGTGAAGTCAACCGTCAAGAATGAGTTCTACCCCTGCAAGGAAGGCGACAAGGTTGCGGTGGAAGTCAGCATCAACATGGTCAAGGAAGTGTTCAGTTCCTTCGGCACCAGTCTGCTCATCAAAATGGTCAGCACCGATGGCTACACGTTCAGTTCCTTCTACTCGGGTGCCAAGGAAAGCTTCACCCCTGGCTCAACCGTCAAGGTGTCTGGTAAGGTCAAGAAACTGGATGATAATGCTCGCTTCGGCAAGAGTGTGATGCTCTCACACCTGAAGGTTGTTGGGTGAAATAACGGAACCTGCTATAATATAAATAGATATGCAGGAACAGTAAACGAAACCCGGAAAGTCAAGTTTATTATAGCGCCTGCTTCCGGAGTGGATGTTCCATTCCGGGTTTCGTTCCACACGGAAGCAGGAGTTATTATGTCAAGGAATACAGAGCAAAATAATAAAAATCGCAGAATAAAATATGCGAACCTAACTGACGATGATAAAGACAAAATACGCAGGAAAGATAGAGAAAGATATAAAAGTAGAATGCCCTCTATACTGCTGCATCTTGCTAAAAAGAGAGCAGTAGAAAAAGGCTTAGAAATAAACATATCGGTCGAAGATATAGTTATTCCTACGGTTTGCCCGGTTTTGGGAATACCTATAATAATAGGTGGAAACGATGATAAAAAGTATTTCAGTGATAACTCGCCAACACTCGACAGAATAGACAATACTCGTGGATATGTCAAGGGGAATGTAAAAGTTATATCATATAGGGCTAATGCTCTAAAAGGCTCTGGTAGTATAGAAGAACATCAAAAAGTTATTGATTACATGAAGCGAGAGTTGCAATACGGTCAGTAAACACCCCATTGACAAATCAACTCCGCTTCCTATGATATGAGCATGAAGCGCCCAACTGCCTCCCGCTCCCCCTCCCTCAAGCCCGGTACGCCCGTGCTGTGCCTCCGTTCCAAGTTCCTGCCTGAGTACGTCAGCAAGCGTTCGGGCAAGGTTAAGCCCGCCAGAAACCTGTCCAGGGTCTACTCTGGCAAGGTTGTTCGTGACCTGGGCGACATTATTGAGGTCAAGGTCAAGCTGTGGTACACCACCCGCACCATGTCTTTCTTCTACCATGAGATTACCCTGGAAGAGAACTTTGCCTGTGGTCTGACTAACTGAGTGATACAGTGGCGACCGCCGATTGAGTTATTCTACAAACCCGTAAAATAGGATTACAAGGAAACCATATGAACCTCAATGACCCCCGTGACGCTTTCTTCACCGACAAGACTGATGCTCTCCGTGAGCATAAGCGCATCCTCCGACTCGGTGGAAAGGCTTACATGCGTGCTTATAACCACCCGAAGCGTGGCAGGCTGTACCGCTTGAGGGTTCAGAAGAACCCTGCTTGACATTCCATAAATATGGTGTAGGATACCCTCATCATGAGCAACAAGCCCTCCACCATCGGCACCGTCACCCGCTTGCCCGTCATCCCCTTCAAGCGTGTGTTCACCGACAAGAACCGCTACAATCGCAAGAATAAGCACAAGGGTCGCTCTCACGAGTGATCCTTGACTTGTTTCTCCCACCCCTTACAATACTAGCATGAACAACATCCTCCGCCAGATCCTCATCATCGTCAGCTTCGTGGGCTTCCTCATCACTGCCCCTGTCATCGTCACTTACCCCAGCGGCTCACTTGGAGCGATCCTATTCGCCCTCGCCACTCTCGGGTTCATGTCAACCGCCGGTTTCTTGCTCTTCGTCCAGAGCAAGGAATAAACAAAAGAAATAAGGAAACAGGACAATCACATGGAAAACGAGAACGAAGTGTTTGTTGAGCGCCCAAAGCGCAACCCCTCAAAGTGGAAGAAGAACAAGGGGGGCGACGGTTGGAACGGCAAGGCAACCAAGGGCTACAAGGCTCGGGTCAAGGAACTGGAAGAGGACTCGCTTGACGAGGATGTTCGTCACTACGACGACGACCGATAAAACTGCTTGACTGCGTGAGTGGATTGGTACAATAAGACCAACAACCAAGAGAACCCCATGCCTCAGACCCTCAAGTATTACGAACTCACCTACAACTCGGATGGAGTGGAGGGTCGCGGATATAGCGTAGTGGCTGCTCGCTTCGTCAACAAGGAAGATGCAGTCACCGTCTGCAACGATAAACGCTTTTGGGGCAAGCATGGTGTGATGGGCACCAAGATGGATCCGAAGCATGATGTTCGTGAAGTGTGTGGTCCGCTGTTCGCTTCGGTGGCTGAATACTGGAACTACGATGTGGAGGAAGTCAAGCGCATTGCGCTCGCCAAGCTCACCGATGCTGAGAAGAAGGCGCTGAGGCTGCCGCTATGATGTCCGCTCTCCTGCTCATCGGAGCCGCCGCTCTCATCTGCCTCGCCGCTACCCCGTTCCTTGCGGTGTTGTGGTTAATATCCAAGTGGAACAAATGGGTGAACAACATGGTGAACGGCAGCGAAAAGAAAGATGACGGCAAGGAAGTGCTAAAGCTGCTCGCCAAGCTCATCGCCAAGTAGTTCTTGACTCTCCCTCCCCGCCCCCTATGATATGGGCATGAGCAACAAGCCCACCATGCCCGTCCGAGTCGCCACTGAAGCTGCCTTCGTCTACGGCGACAACTCCAAGGCACTTGCTGCCTGGGTCGCCAAGAGTGCCTGGGGCAAGCCTGCCCTGTATCCCGATCCGACCAACCCTCTCAACCCCGTCATCGCTCGCGTCCGTGCGGCGTTTGCCTGAAAGAAAACCATGTCAAGCAACCCCTTCGTTCCCATCCTGCTCAACCGTGGCTTCACCCGTGGCGTCACGGGTCGCTTCTTCGACGCTGACAGCAAGTACAATGACGGCATCTGCGTGGAAGTGACTGACACAGACGCGACTGTGCTGGCTTCGGGCGGCTTGAAGATGACCTTCCCAGCCACTCCCGAGGGTGTTCAGGAGTTCCGAGGCGTTCTGGCTGTTTGAGTTATTGGAGTTTCTGTTATAATATAAATAGTAATAACAGGAACTATAAGCGAACCTCGCAAAGCAATAGTTTATAACTTCCTGACCCTTGTGTGGTAGTTCCATGCGAGGTTCGCGCCACCTTGGGGAAGGAGTTATTTATGACTGAACAGAAAACAAAAGAGTATTATGTACAAAAAGCAAATCAAATACATGGAAATGCTTACAATTACGAAAAGTATATCTTTGTAAATACAAGAACTAAAAGTATAGTGACTTGTAATGATCATGGTGACTTTTTAGTGAGTTTCGCCAGTCATGTATATGGAAAAACTGGATGTTATGAGTGTGGTAGGAATTGTCAACGCTACAAAACAACTAAAACACAGGAAGAATTTGTAAACGAGTGTGTAAAAGTACATGGTGATAAGTATTTTTTAGATGAGGTTGTATATACAAATGCTCGCTGTAAAATAACACCAATATGTAAAGTTCATGGAAAATGGTCTTGTAGGGCTTCAGCATTTACATCCGGAAACGGTTGCCCGAAATGTGGTCGAGCGGCTATAACATCATCTATAACTATGAAACAAGATGACTTTATTAGACATTGTGACGCTGTACACAATTCCATTTATGATTTGTCAAAAGTTGTTTATGGCGGAATGTGTAATAAAATAACTCCGGTGTGTAATAAACATGGTATTTGGTCTACAAGTGCTCACAGTTTTTATCGGGGGAATGGTTGCCCGCGGTGTAGTTCGAGTAAGGGTGAAAAATATATAGCGGAATTTCTGGACAGCATCTCTATAAAATACATTAGACAGAAAATGTATAAAGATTGTCGTGGAAAAAAGTATCCATTGAGATTTGATTTCTTCTTACCGTATTATAATGTTATTATAGAATATGATGGCGAGCAACATTATCGGTTTGACAATAAAGGATGGAACACCGAGGAAAAATATATAATCACTAAGAGATACGATAGTATAAAAACAAGATACTGTGATACCAATAATATAACACTTATACGAATACTTTATAGTGATGATAAAAGTATTGTGAGATATAAGATAATATCAGTAATCGCGAATAGCAAAATATTGACAAAATAATATATCTCATATAATAATAGTATGAGTAAAATACCACATCCAAGTAGTTTTGAGAGTATACAGATACACCTTGATCGGCTCGGAGCTACTATCCATGTAGCTCCCCCAGCAGTTCAGCAAGCTTTTATAGACCTTGTTCAAGCTGTAACTCGCTACAAGGATGCCAATACCGACGACTTGAAGTAACCCCTTGACAAGCGGCTCCCAGCCGTTATACTTATGCTCATGAAGCGCCTGCCAAGCAACATCCGCTCCACCCTGGAAGCCCTTGCGGTGGAGGCTGGTTCCGACCGCCGCCTCTTTAACAAGTTCGTCGGCAATAAATACCGACAGATCGGGCAGGGTGCCTTCCGCATCGTGTTCGACGCTGGTGATTATGTCATCAAGCTGCGCCGTCATAAGCCCTGGCGTGAGAACGAGTTCCCCATGCGCCAGATCAACTCATCCAACTCGGATGAAATGAAGGGCTACAAGAGCATCGCCCGTGACTGGAAGTTCGTCTCTCAGTTCGTTCTCAAGCCCACGATGCTGCGCCTGTCCAACGGTCACAACGCCATCATCATGCCCAAGGTTGATACGGTGGTTCGCACGCTGGAAGATGATGACAGCTACGACTCTGATGGCTGGAAGGAAGATGCGGAAGTCAATCTGGTCGATCAAGTGACCTTCATCGAAGAAAACTTCCGTGACGGGCACACCGCCAACATCGGCATCCTGGGCAAGCGTGCCTACCTCATCGACATAAACTTTGCTGGTTTGTTCTACGGTTCTGCTGCGGAACCCCAGGATACGGAAGCCTGGGCGAAGCGGCTGCTGGATGCGGTTGACGCTCCTGCCGTGCCAAAGAAGAAGAAGAAGATTGCCGCTGAGTGTGTCACTCAGGCTGACCGCAAGCTGCTTGCGGAACTGGCTGCTTGACTTACCATCCCCGCCCCTTATACTCTACCTGTAAGGAAAAGGAAACCCCCATGAGCGACACCCCCTACCTCGTCAGCCGCGTCCTCCCCGATGGCTCTTCGACGCCACTCGCTGTGGCTCCGAGCCGCAAGGATGCCAACGACATGATCGCCAAGCTGGAGGCTGCTGACCCCAAGGGTACGCTGGTGTTCTACTCTCGGACCCCTGTGGAGTCTGCGCCCAGCGCGGGCTTTCGGGTTGCCAAGCTCGCCTCCGCCCTCGCTGCCTTCGAGTGACAAGTGACTGACCTCTCCAAGTTCTGTGACCAAATAAACAAGGAACAAAAGAAACACATGACTAAATCTGACATTAAGGATTGGCTTGGTGGCTTCGGCTGCTTCACCATCATTCTCATCATCCTGGCAATCGTTCTGCTCGTCATCCCCGTCATCCTGTTCATCGGTGCGACGATATGGGGCTGTCTTGCCTACCTGGGCTGGAACCTCGCTATCGCCCCCATCTTCGGGCTGGCTCCCATCGTGATGTGGTGGCAGGCTTTCGGCATCGGCGTGATCCTCACCATCCTGTCTTCTCTGCTCAAGGGCATCGTGGTCAAGAAAGGGGATTGACAATCCCCGCCGCTTGATATGATAAATCACGTTGGGTGCCAATAGCGAATAGAGGGGCGGAAGTCATGACCCGCCTCTGAACGAGGGGTAAGAACCCTCGCCCGACGCCAAACTCGAAGAACCATCTACACCCGACAAAGAACGGGAACGGAGACACGGCTATGCCACGCGGACCCCCGAGATAACCAAATCAAAAGCTCAAAGGAGTACGGAGCCTCCTAACTACTATGTTTTGACACCCCAGGTAAAAAGTGCCTGGGGTGTTTCTTTGTTGACATTCTCCCCCGCCCCCTATGATACGAGCATGAAGAACGGCATCAACCTCTGGCTGGATGACAAGCGTGACCCCAAGGAGTTCTCCCCGCACATTGATTGGGTGTGGGTGAAGACTGCCAAGGTGGCTATCGCTGCGCTGGAGGCTGGGGTTGTCGAGTGTATCTCGCTGGACCATGACCTTGGTCCCGAGTGGGAGACAGGCAACGGCTACATGGTCGCTAAATGGATTGAGGAAGCCGCTTATCTTCGCAAGATCCCGAAGCTGGCTTGGAGTGTCCACAGCCAGAACAGCGTGGGTGTGGCTTCGATGAAAATGGCTCTCAACAACGCCGACAGGTATTGGGCAGGGGCTTGACAGTAGCTCCCCACCCCCTACAATCAACCCCGTAAGGAAAAACAAATGCCTCTCTCCGTCCTGCTCTGGATCCTCGTCCTTCTCCCTGCCGTTATGGTGGCTTGGGTGGCGTTCGCCTCGTGGACTGACATGGATGGTGATCCCGCTGTCATGGGTCTGTGTGGACTCGCTCTCATGCTCATCCTGGCTGCTCCCAACCTCCTGTGGTATAAGGCTGTCCGTGATGTGATGGCTCCCGAGTCGGCTCCTGTGTCGCTGTCAGTGGAAAAGGCGCAGTAATGGCTCTGCTCATCTCCGACGATGAACGCTTCACCATCTGGATGCATGAACTGAGCCAAAAGCCAGCCGATGCTATCCGTGCCTGCCTGTGGATTGAATACGACAAGGATCCGGGGCAGCCCTTCACTATGGCGTGGACGGTGGAAGTCAAGATATACTTTCCACACTCTCCCCATGGGCGTGAGGAACGGCTGCGAGGCTGGGGCAAGACTCGTCATGAAGCCTTCGCACGGCTACGGCAGCGGCTCAACGACCTCCGCAGCATCAAGATTCGGGCTTGACATTCCCTCCCACCCTCTATAATCCTAAGCATGAGCAACGCCCTCCCCCTCTCCAAAGCTGACGCCGACAACCTCCGCAAGTCGCTGGAAGCTGTTTCTGGTGTCAAACTCGTCTATACCGACTACTACACGCTGGGCAATGAGCCGAGCATCGGTGTGAGCGTCTACTACAACACCAAGGAGGAATGTGCCAGCAACATCCTTGACAACGGCAAGCACTTCAAGGCTATGCTCCACGGTGACGGCTCGCTCGTCTACCTGACGGGCTGGAAGATGGCGAAGAAGCTGCGCCAGGGTAAGATGAAGTCGCTGGAAGTGGCTGTGAAGAAGCTCACCGACTACGCCAAGGAGGCTTGACATGAGCAACGAACCCAGCCCATCCCGATTGCCGTTCTCCTGCTGGTTCTCTTCCTGCTGGTAGCGGTTCCTGGCTTCATGCTGCTCTGTTGGATCTTCACCAAGACCATGCTGGTGATCGGGCTGGTCGCTATCCTGACCGTCTTCCTGCTGGCTTCGGAACCCTCGGAAGCCAATAGAAAGCCTTGACACCCTCCCCCCGTTCCCTATACTAAGCCCCGTAAGGAAACGACACCATGACCATCTACGCCTTCGCCTTCCTCTCCATCCTCGCTGCCCCAGCCTTCCTGTTCTTCGCCGTTCTGACTGCGGCTGCCTGAAAGACCCCATGAGTATCAGCATCAACGCCCATCAACACCTCAACTGGAAGCTGGAAGACCTCAACGGCAAGATTGCCATGGAAACCACCGACCGCCGCCCTGGTGACGCAAGTAGCGGCATCGACGGCATCAACATCGGTGTGGCTGATGGAGCCAAGGGCAAGGCTTCGACGTGGATGAGTGTGGAGGAAGCCAAGAGCCTCCGTGATTGGCTGGTCAAGAGCCTTCCCGCCT